GATAGGCGGGGGCCGTGTCTGTACTGCGTCCAGCCATGGGGCGCTCCTAGCAGTCGGGTTGGAAGAAGACCGACGCGGACTCTTCGTCGTAGGAGGAGAGCTGCGCATAGAGCTGCGCGGCCCTCTCCTCGATCTTCTGAGCCTTGGCCGGGTTGATGAGGTGAAGATCGTAGGGAAGCGCCAGGCGGGCCGCGAGGCCGTACTGGATCACTTCGACCCACTCCTGCGGAACGTCGAAATCATCGTCCAGCGCGTCGAGGTCCTCGATCACGCGGAGATAGGTGTAACGAAGGGTTGTGGAAGCCGCGATTGTCGCGTCAGGCACGCCCACGATGTAGAGGGTCCGGGTTCCGCGCTGCGGATCGAAGTACCAGGCGCGCGGCTGACCGGTGGCCGTCTTCTGCGGCTCGTCGTAATACTCTTGGCGGCTTAGCGGCGTGAGCGGCGTGTCGTTGTTGGAGATCCGCTTGCGAACCTCGATCACCTTCCGGGCGCCAGGGGTGGTTCCCAGGCTGTAGGAGGCGGTCGAGGCCACCAGGGTCAGCGAGGTCTCAGTGAGAAGCCACAGCTTCGGCCGAGGGTCCGCACTCCAGGTCTTCACCATCAGATTGGCGGCCTTCAGCGCGGCGCTCATGTCCGCGGCTTCCGGCGTATCGCCTCGAGCGATGGCCCCCACCATGACAAGAGCCTCGGTGGCGGCCTCGCGAAGGGTCTGGCTGAAGTTGGTGGAGCCTGACGTCGCCATGCAGAGCTCCTAGAGATCCGCCGCCGTAACGGACCCGGCCGCGATGAACACGTCAGTTCCCTCCGGCCGCGACCAGGGAACCGTTTCCTTGTCGGGGGTTACCCGCACGAAGTCCTGAGGGTGGCGCTGGGCCTCTTCCCCCACGAACCGACGCAGGACACGCTTGTTGTCCCACGTCAGAACGGAGTCGGAGGCCCAGCCGACGAAGCCGGACAGATCGCAGACGAATTTCCAATCGCCCGGTCGGTTTTCGGCCTCGCCCTTCATTAGCTGTCGGCCGTCGGCAGGACGTAACCCGTAGCGCCGGCCACGCCGCTCTCGCGGTTTTCGAAGAAGCCGAAGCCCGAGGACGCGGTGACCAGCACTTCGCCAGCCGTGTCGGCGGTCTGGACGTAGTTGCGGGCGATGATGCCGCTGTTGGTCGATCCGTCCGTGGTGATCAGGGCGCCGCCGGTCGCCGTGTCGGTGTTCAGGCGGTAGAGGCGGTTTTCCTCCATGCGGAGCGAGGTCACCACCTTGCCGGTCGCAATCGCCATCACGCTGGCGACGTTGTTGTTCACGCCGAGGTTCAGGTAGTTGTTGGAGAAGGTGATATCGGCGTTCGTGCCGTCCATCTTGATGAAGCCGAGCGTCGCCAGGTCGGGCTCCACCCACTTGCAGCCGTCGATGTAGAGGCCGTCGGCGTCGTTCGAGGTGGCGTTGGTGTCCACGACGTTCAGGAAGTTCATGTTCGTGGCCGTGGCCTTGATGGAGCAGGCCTCCAGCGTGAAGAACTTGGCCGTGGTCAGCGTGAAGACGCTCACGATATCGGCGAAGTTGGCCGTGAAGATGAAGTTGCGGAACGCCACGTTGGCAGCGGAAACGCTGATGGTCGCGGTCGTCGCGGTATCCAGGGTGATCGTCGGACGCGCCGTGCCTACACCCAGACCGATGATCGCAACACCAGCCACGTCGGCGGTGATGCCCCCAGCGGCCGAAACGGTCTCGGCATGGCCGGGCTTCACCATGATGATATCGCCGCGCCCCGCCACGCACTGGCCAATGGCGTAGTCGATGGTCGCGAACGGGCTGTTGAACGTGCCCCGGTTGCCATCGGAGCCGCCGCGCTGGCCCTCCAACAGGGTGGTGGCATTGGACACCCAGAACACCCGGCCGGGGTGCGATTGGGTGATCGGAAGGCCGCGAATGGTCACCCCATTCGGAAAGCCGTTGGGGAAGGAGGAGAGCAGAGCCATGATGGGTCCTTCTCTGAACCGCGGTGCGGTCAGGGTCTGAAAGCTTCAGAGTTCGGGAAAAGGGAGGCCCGCCCCACGAAGGAGGCGGGCCGGTAGCGAAGGCTTAGGCGCCGCCGCCGTTCGAGTAGATGCCGCGGAAGTCGGTCCAGCCGAAGCTGTACCGCTCGTAGCCCTTGTAGCGGAGGTTGTCGGTGCCGAAGTCCGTGTCTTGGTCGAACTCGGCGGCCTCGCGCTCGAAGTGGATCATACCCTGGTCGGCGTCGGTGCGGACGAAGAACGCATCCGAGTCATCGAACCAGTGATTGACCTTGGCGCCATCCTTGAAAACGCCCATCGAACGCAGAGCGTTGACGGCATTGTTCGCGGTGTCGTTCTGGCCCATCGACTTGAGCACCCGAGTCGCCTCGAACATGAGGGCGGTCGGGATGTGCAGGCTCTTGATCTCCAGGGCGGCCTTCAGGCCCACTTCGTCCGTCGCGTTGGCGATGAGGACGCAGAGGTCTTCCAGCGCAGCCTCGGAGAAGTCCGCCGCCGTGGTCAGGCGGTTGGACTGGCTGCCGACGATGGTCGGGTGGTCGGTGGCGCAGAGCGCCTTACCGTCGGCGCCCAGATACGAGCCGCTGTGCGCGCGGTTGTAGACGTTGGAGGCGACCGTTTCCTTGGTGTGCCGAAACGCCTTCGAGAGCATCTTGGCGGCCTTGAGAGCCTTGCCCTTGTACTGGTTGTCGGCGATGGCCTCGCGGGTGATCATGAAGCCCGAACCGTAGGCGACATGGGTGTAGCGCGTGGTCAGGCCTTGGCTCGTGGTCTGGAAGACCGTTGCGGCGCCTTCGGCCTTGATGCCCGCCAGGCCGAGGCCGGGCATGAGCTGGTCTTCCTCGTAGTTCTTGGACGAGGATTGCGTCTCGAACAGGTCCTTGTACTCGAACGGGTGGTCCTTGTAGGTCCCCCAGATCTCGTTGAGGCCGGGCTTGAGAAGCTTGGCGGCGTTGCCGGTGTTGAATGCGGACATGGTTTAGACCCCCGCCACTTGATCGACGTAACGATGACGGTTGATCCGAACCAGCCACTTGGCGTTTTCGCCAATGGCGTTGTCGGGGCGATTGACGAAGCCCACGAGCTTCAGGTCGAGGGTGTTCGTGGTGGCCTCGCCGACGTTGTTCAGTTCCACACCCGAGAATCCCGTGGTGGTGGAGCCGGTGCCCACAACGAAGTTGGCGTTGAGGCCAAGATCGTTCGCGGTCAACGCGGTGCCGCCGCTGACTTCCTGAATCTCGAACAGGAGGTTCGGGTCGTCGGCCACGTAGAGCACGCGCTGGGTGGAGGCGGCACGGTAGGGAAGCGAGGCTTCCGTCACCGGCTGCACGCCAACCACAACGCCGGTGATGACGTCGCCGGTAGCGGCTTGCACCACGTCCAGCATCACCTTGCCGTTGATCGTTTGGGCGGTGCCGACGCCCGCGGTCGTAACCGGGTCGCCGACGAAGATGGCGGTCGCATTGCCGGCCGCCACGGAGTATTCGCGGAAGGCTCCGTTGTAGGGAGCGCCGCCGACGTAGCAAACGGGACGAAGCCCGTTCACAATATCAGGGTTTGCCATGAGTGAAGTCCTTGGGCGTTAGCCCGAGCGAGTAAGTGTGCTCTGGCCCTTGGGCACGTATGCGCCATCGACCTGTCCGGTCGGGTCGCCAGAGCGGCGAATGGTGTCCTCGAACTGCTGACGGTGCTCTTCCTTGTCAGACAGGCCGTAGGCGAATTCTTCCTCGGGGGTCTCCATGAGGACGGCCTGCATAGGCGCCCCATCTTCCAGCTTCCCCGCGTGGCGGGTGATCCGGGTTCCCTTCCCGTCCGTGCGGCTTTTTCCTTCGCCGGCAGGATCGGAAACGAGAGTGTAGCCCAGCTCTTCCATCTTCATGATGCGGCTGGGATCGCCGTTGACGAAGCGGCGAACGAAGCCGGGGCGGCTCGGGGCGTCCAGCTTGAGGGCAAAGCCCCCGACTGAAGCGCGCGGCCGGCGGCGCGCGGGAGGAGTGGCAGCCGTGGGGTTTTCTTGAGTCACGAGAAGTACTCCTTCACGTACTTGTCCTTGGTGAGGCTCGGGATGTCCTTCATGAGCTCCAGGCACATAGCCTGGGCATCGGCGGGGAGATCCGAGAAGGTCTTGGCGCCCGAGCGGCGAGCGGCTCCAGCGCCTTCGACGGCGGCCGGAGCGGCGCGGTTCGGGTTGGTCGGCTTGGCGTACTTGTGGGGGAACTCCTCGCGGAGCTTCCGATCCACCTCCTTCGCCAGAGCCTTGCCGCTGTAGCCGTCCTTGATCGCCTCTTCAGCGAAGGCGGCGGCCGACGCGGAGCGGGCCTTGTCGGTCCCGAACCAATCGTTCTCGGCCTTCCAGTCGACGAACCACTCAGGCTCGTCGTCATCCGTCGCAGCCTCGGCCTTTGCGAGGGTGTCCCGCTCCAGCTCGACGATGTCCTTGGTGATCGCCCGGACGTCGGCCGCATTGCCTGCGGCGGCGGCGGCGTCCAGTTCGGCCTCCAGATCGGCCTTGGCGCGCTCGTAAGCCCGCTGTTCGGCCTTGCTGCTGTGAGAGATCGCGGTCTTGACCGCCTTCTCCAGGCCTTCGATCTTCTTGTATGCGCCGGCCAGCTCCTTCCTAAGGAAGGGCATGATGGTCTTGCCGCGCTCCACGTATTCGGCGGCGGAAACGAACTTGTCCTTCGGGCCTTTGAACTGGCTTTCGGGCTTCCAGCCCATCGCCAGAGCTTCTAGCTCGATGTCCTCGTCAGTCTCGCCGGATACGTCGGGGGCGGCTTTTTCCGCACCGGCTTCCGGGGCTAGTTCAGGCGCTTCCGGCTCTCTGGCCTCTGCGGTGTCGCTCATTGGACTTCCTCGATGATGGCCAGGAGGTCTTTGTCGTTCATGACGACGTAATCCTCTCCGTCAGCACCCTTCTCTCTGGCGCCGGTGTATTGGGCGAAGATCACCCGATCACCTGGCTTGGGTTTCTTGGCCGCCTCGCCCCATTCCAGGAACGCATTGCAGCCCACGGCCACGACAGTCGCCTTGGTGGCGGCGTACTTGGCCTTGTCCTTCACGACGTCCGGGCGGATGATCCCGCCAGCCGTCACTTCCTCAACCGGATCGGGCTTGACCACGATACGGAGATCCACCGGGGCTAGCCCGCTGGTGTTCACCATGCTTTGCCTGTGTGCTGGTGCTGAGCCCGGTTTCTGGCGGGCTATCGGGCGCTACTGCGCGCCGGATTCTGTCTCTTCGTCGGCCTCGGCCGGGATCTCGTAGAAGTCTCTAACCGTTGACCATTCCAGGGTCGAAAGCTCCAGCATCAGGAGCGATTTCACCTGGCTGTTCGGCGACATCGAGACCCCCCGGCCCCAGTCCGCCATCATCTGCTGGCGCTGGTCCTCCAGAAATTGGAGGAACGGGGCCGTCGCCCGGCTCTCCTTCCATTCCTGAAAGCTCTTGCGGTTGAACCGGGGGCTTTCCGCCATTTTCCACCATCGCTAGGGCTTGCTGCACCGCGCCGCGCACGATCTCGGTCATGGAGGCCAGGAACTCCGGCCCCATCAGCGCCAGTTCGGCCTTGGCCTGTTCGGTCTGGGCGTCCTTCAGGGCGATATCCGACGCGGCAACGCGCTGCTTGATCTCGATCTCGCCGTCCTTCTGGTCGAGCTCGCGCTCATGCAGCCTGGCCTTGGCTTCGACCTCCAGCATCTTCGGGTCCGGCGGTGGAGGCTGTTCAGGGCCTAGCAGCTCGTCCAGATCGGGCACGCGCGCCGCCTGCAAGGCACGCTCGGCGGCCTTCCGCGGCGGGATCACGCCCGGCATGGCCTCCGCGATGCTCATCACGAACTGTGCCTGCTGCATCCGCTGCATGTCGGTCGCCATGTTCGGATCCGAAACCGGAACCACGTCCATATCGCCGGCCGCATAGTCCGCCTGCGCGACGCTGCCTTCCTCGTCCTGGAAGGTGAAATACACCTCCGGCTCAAGATACCGCCCGTTCAGGGCGTAGAGGATCGCCAGTTCCTTCTTCAGCGCCCGGTGAAGGCGCTTCACGATGGCCGTGAAGGTCTTCAGGCCCTGTTCGATTAGCGCCGAGACCGTACCCACCGGAAGCGAGCCCTTGCCGGAATCCCCGCCAAGGATATCCTGCGTCGCGGTCACGTCGCGGGCCGCCTCGATCAGCATGCCCAGCAGCTGGAACAGGACGCTGGACGGCTCCTTCGTCGGCAGCGGGACGATGTTCTCCCGCAGGTTCCCGCCTTCGGTCGTCGCCCTACGCCATTCGCCCGGCCGGAAGGTCTGAGACCCCGACTTGATCGACACGCCCGCCCCGATGAACCCGCCCTGCACGTTTGCCAGGTGGCCGGCGTCCATGAGCTGGTTGATCGTGGAGTTGATCGTCTCGCTCAGTGGGTTGAGGAGCGTCCCGAAGCCGATGTCATAGAACGAACCATCGGGAGCCGGGATGAAGCCGTACTTGGTGAACACCCGCGTCGGAACAATCCGAACGATGGCCCCGTCTTCCCGCTGCGTCACGCCCCGCTCATCGAAGCGGGCCATGATACGCACGACCTTGCCGGATTCCTTCTCCACGGTGACCGTGTAAGGTTCCGGATAACCGTCCTCGTCCAGATCCCAGAGCCGCGCTTGCTCGTAGAAGGTGAACGGCGCGTCGTCGTCGTTGTCCGCGGACTGAGGACGGCCCAGGTCCACCTCGAGCCAAACGCCCGAGAGCATCTTCTCGCGGACCTCGTACGGGTAGAACGTCAGGACGTGAGTGGCCCGAGGGCACGTCTCCAGGTCCTTGGTCCAGTAGTTGACCACGAAGTCGAGAGCGGACACGAGGTGACTACAATTGTAGCCCTTCAGCGGGTCGAACCACGTCTTGCGAAACGCGCAGCCCACGATAGGCAACTGCATCAGGAGGCGGTCGGTGTCCTCCTCCCAGTCGTCCATCTCCTCGAGGAGCTGATACGACATGTGCGCGCCGACCCGATCAGCACGGGCGACCTTCTCCGGCGTCGGGCGGCCCTTCACGGCGCCCTTGACGATCTCGGGCCCGTCGATGATCGCAGGATAGGCCCTGGCGTTGAACTGGATCGCAGCCGTGGAGATCAGCGGGTACTTGACGTTCGACGCGTTCGGCCACGGATAGTTCTTGGCCTCCTTCGTCTGGAGCGCCAGCTTCATGGCGTCCTTGTAGCGTTCTTCCCAGCCGCTCTCCTTGCGACTTTGCTCATCGATCTTGAACTCTTCGATGACCTTCGCGCCGATCTGGGCGAGGATGCTATCATCGAGGTCTTCGGCGATGTTCGGAGACTGGATAGCCGCCATCAGGTCGAAGGCGGGGGCTTGCTCAGCCTCTTCGGTTTCGAACTCAGCTTCGTAGGCTTCGCTCATGCGAAGGCCCGTTCGTATTTCCAGCCCTCATGGCCCAGCGGAAAACATGCCTCCGCGATGGCCCTCCACTGCCAGGTCTGCGGCGCCGTGGCGCTGCCGTCGTTCGCGTGCATGGCAACGCGCGTCACCAGCAGGCGCGAGCCAACACGGACGCGGATCTCAGCTTGGTTGCTGCCTTCCTCGATCTCGATGTTGATCGCCCCTCGCTTGTTGACGAACCAGTGGCGAGCAAGCTTGCAGGGAGGGAGCGGCTTCTGGGTCATCTAGTACCCAGTGGCGGCGTTGCGTCCGGCTTCATCGCGCCACTCCTCTTCGTCGGGTCGGTCATCGACTTCGCGGGGCTTGCCCACTGCGAAGGTGCGGAAGGCGTCCGCCGGGTCGCTCGCCCAGTCGTGCAGCGGCTTGTCTCGATAGGCCTTCAGCTTCTCGTCCCACTCGCGGCGGTAGGACCGCAGGGCGTCGATGCCGTGGGCGCACTTCTCTTTGTCAAAAACGCAGAGCGGAATGATCTTCCGCACCTCGTTGATATCGTTCGCCACGCTCTTGGTGCGGGGAATTACGCGGACGTTCTTCAGCCCGAGCTTGACGACCGTATCCTTGATCGACGACGCCTCGGGCAGCGCCAGCCGCTGGTCATCGCCGTCATGAGGCAAGAGGTGTTCGCCGTAGCTGTACGGCTTGGCCTTCACCTCGCGGACATACCAATCAATCCCGACCGAGGTGTTCGCCAGGTAGTCGATCACCGCCCAGCCGGTGGGCGTCTTCTGGAAGAACCAGACGACCGTCTGGTCATTGGCTCCGAGATCCCAGGCCGTGTGAACCTGCCGCCCCGGATTGTGCGGCACGCGGCAAACCCCGCCGTCGCGCTCCAGCCTGTCAATCGTCCGGCCGTAGTAGGCGCCCGGAAGGGCTGCCGACCACGACGTCATGTACTCCTGCTCGAAGATGGCATCGCCATCCTCTTCGCCACGCTCGCTGATCAGCTCGGCCCGCTCCGTCGCCAGAGACTCGGGCGAAAACACCCCCGTCGTCTGCGACGTCAGCTTCTCGGCGAACCAGTCCTCAGACGTCTCCGCCATCTGGAACATGCGGTAGGCGTGGTTTCGTCCTCGAGGCGTGGTGATGAAGATCGACCAGCCGCCGTTTTCCAACAGGATCGGGCGAATCAGCGACCAAGCCTGCGGATTGCTCAACGCCCATTCGGAGAACACCACCCCGATAGGCGGCGTGCCCACCAGGGCGTCGTAGTTGTCGGACCCGATCACCTGCCACGTGGATCCGGTCTTGAACCGGATCAACATGTCCTGTTCGCGCGTCGTCTCCCTCAGTTCGTGAGGAAACGCGTCATCGATCCTTCGCCGGCCAGTGTGCGGGTTAACCGCATCCCAGATCGCTTTGCGGGCCTGGTTCTGCTGGGGCAGCAGATGCCAGTAGACCCCGACCCGCTCATGAGCCGCGCAGGCCGTGTAGTGAAGCGCCAGGTCGTCCTTGCCATGACGGCGAGGCCAGATGGCGATGGCCCGCTTGCCACCACCATGCATGTAGCGCCAGAGGTTGCGCTGATAGTCCCGCGGTTGCCACTGGTGCGGCAGTTCGATGCTACGCGTCACGCGGGCTTGTTGATGACGACGGTCAACGGCGCGAGGTCGTCGGCCTGACCCAGCGCCAGCTTGTCGCCGTAGCGCTTCGGGTCCCACTTCGCGAGCAGCTTCAGGCGGGTCTCAACGCGCAGTCGTGAGCGCGAAATCCACTCACTGTTGCACAGGTCGGTATCGTTCGGCCCCTTCTTCGTGTCGAGCGCCGCATCATCCGCGATAGCCAGCGCATCCAGCGCGATCTGATCGAAGCCGGTCTCGCGTGCGCGCGCGATGTCCCGAGCAATGGCCTCGTTCCCGTTCGCCCAATTCCGAACAGTGTCGTCGCAAGGCATGTGATCATCACGACAGATGACCGTGAGCGGCTCACCCTTCGAGAGGCGGGCGCAGATCTCGTCGAGAAGCTCCGGCTTGAACTTGGTTGGGCGGCCTCCCGCCATAGTCCCCTCCTCCGCATTCTTGGCGGGTTCGGTTTCAGTTGATCTCTCTGGACGCGGGCTCGAGGTCTTCGATGTCCGGATCGAGCGCGTAGCCCTTGCGGCTGGCGTACTCGGCAGACAGTTCCTGAATCGCTGCGTCGTTGCGCTCGAAAACCTGGGCGGCCCAATGCTTCATGCGATGGCAGTAGACGGCGGCGGCTTCCAACTCCTCGTTGGATAGCTCTTGAGGTCTCTTGCCGTCGTAGAGCATGGCGACCTCCGCCGCGGTTGAGGCGGGTTCGGTTTGTGGTGATATCAGTCTAGCGCTCCAGCCGGCTCGGTGATATCACCAGGCATGGTCACGAAGCTGAAGCGGTTCCTTGTCACGCTGTTCCCCGAAGACCGGAGCCGCCTCGAGGCGCTCGCGAAGATCTTTGGGTTGGATAAGTCTGCCACGATCAGGAAGCTGATCAGCGACGCGGCCAAGATGCGGGGCCTCAAGTGACCCGCTCCGAACTCCACCTCGCGCTCCTGGCGCTGGCCTCCGCCTTCGTGGCCGGGCTTTCCGTAGGAGCGTTGGGCCTAACGATCCTCTTGGGTGAGCTTCCCAACAAGGAAGTCTTCAGCATCCTCTATGGACAGGAGGTGACCGATCACCACCCATCCGACAGGGTGTAGCTTCCAGACTTTGATCTTATCGCCTTCGTTCTTGTAGCGGTAGGGTAGCGCTTCGGCGTCGTGCCTGGCCTTCTGGAGGAGGCCGTGGACTATGCTGGCCATCAGGTCACGTACGGCTTCAGAAGCTTACGAAGCTCTGCGTTCTCTTTGTTGAGCTGATCGCATCGATGAGCGAACAGCCAAGCTGCAAGGCCCAGCTTAGCCCCAAGAACGCTCACCACGATAAGGGCTAGAGCTTCTTGGGACATGGGGACCTCGGACTGAGGTGGAAGCCAGCTCGCAGACCTCTTGCGTAAGTGGCCGTACGGCTAAGGTGCGTGTGTCTGGGCTGGCTGTAGGGCGGCGGGGGAGCGCTTCGTGCGCAACATCCCCGCCTAGTAAATCCCTACTAGGTTCGGCGATTTGGTGCAACAGCTAAGTTTGGACCACTACATGTGGTGGTTTGTCGCAGCGTACACGAGCGATATGAGCGCCCAGCGATAAGCGCCTTCCGGAAATGATTTGCTGCCAATTCCAACGGCCGCGCACCCCAGGATATAGACGACCAAATACGCCCACGCGTTGATCACGCCGCCACCCTCCCCGGTTCCTGATACTGCCTGCGCAGAGCTTCCACGGACGCCACCACGAGCGCTGTCTGCCGATCCCTCACATGGATGCCCAGCCGCTCCATGACGCCCCTCCAGGCCATGGGCCGGTCTTCCTCGACCGTCGCCACCATGAAGGTCTCAAGGATCACACGGGAGAGCGGGTCAACCTCGCCAAGCGCTCGGGATACCGCCCGGCCGGCGCGGATCATTCTGTCCGTCACCAGCTCAGCGCAACCGGACCCGCCGTCCACCGCTTCCCCGAAGCTGTCGCCCTTGCCGTCCAGGCCCTTCCAGGCCGCCCAGTCGTTGGCCAGCGTATAGGCTGCATCGTAGTGGTCGGCGCTGATCGTGCCGCGCTGAAGCAGGAGGTTGAAGACGTTGGTGAGTCTGGCGCTCACCACCTTGCCGCCTCGGTCCAAGGTCAGCTTGGCGCCCAAGGCGATGAGGCGGGCCTTCTCGGCTTCACGCTCTCGCTTTTCAAGGGCGGCTTCCGTGGCCTTGGCCGGGTCGAAAGGCTTGTTACGTCGTGCCATCAGCTCGCCCTTTCCGTTTCGACATAGCGGCGCTCGTCCTTGGAGAAGTGCATGCGCACCTCGCCCGGCTTGCCGATCACCTCGTGGTAGCGGGACTTCTGGACCTTGATCAGCGTGTCATCCTCGTTCTCGCGGTGAACGATCACGCCCAGGTCGGCCTTATTGTACCAATTCGCACTGCCCGAGATGTCGTACAGCGTCGGCATCTTGTAGTTCCCGTCCCCGTCCTTCACGCTCTTGGTCGGGTGGGCGATGACGCAGATGTGGACCTTGAAGGCCTTGGCGAAACGCTTGAGCGTGCGGATCGCACGGCCGATGTACTCGGTCTCGCTCTCCCCCTGTCTGCGGTCGTGTTCGAGTTCGTTCCAGGGGTCGATGACGATGATGCGCGCGGCATACCGGGCCACAGCGAGTTCCATCTTCTCCAACAGCCAGTCGAGGGTCGCGTCCTCATCCTCGCGGGGGATCAGGAACAGGTGCATGGCGTCGATCCACCTGTCCGCGGCATCCCGCTCCGGTGGCGTCAGGTCGATCTCGCGGCGGCCGGTGAACCAGCTACGCAGGTTGCGCCTATGGTCCCGTTGGGGCTCCTGCTCGAAGCTCGCCCAGGCAATCGCCAGATTGTGGTCGTAGGCGATGCCGCAGAACAGGTCATTGGCAAAGCTGGTCTTGCCGAAGCCGGGGGTTCCGGTGATCACCGAGAAGTCGCCCAAGCGGCACTTGAAGTTCTCGCGGAACAGCTCGTGGCGGGGCTCGTAGATCACCGAGGCCGGCAGGGGTGGAAGCTCCCCCATCCGGTACACGCCATCCACCCGCAGCCATTGCGCCCGGTGGATCGTCTCGACCAGGCCCTTGGACCCGTAGAACTGGAGAACCTCGTTCAGATCCTTGCAGCGCTCGCGGCCCAGGTTGGCGCGCGCCGGAGCCTTGGGGTAGGTCAGGAACTTGCAGCGGTAGCGGCCGAAGAGAACCGAGAGGTCTTGCATCAGGGCCGCGCCGTTATCGTCGGCGTCCGTCGCTAGGATGATCTCGGGAACCCGGTCCTTGGACAGCAGGGCGCGGATGTCCTTCAGCCACTCATACTTCGATCCCCCTTCGAGCTCATCCTTGGAGCGGTCCCCAGGGGGCGGGGCGCCATCGGGAACGCTGATCGTGCGGGGGAACCCGGCTTGGATCGCCGCCACGGCATCAAGCTCGCCCTCGGTGACGATCAGGGGGAGCTCCAGCAGGCTGTCGTCGCGAAGGCAGTCCTCGTTGTAGGCGATCCGCTGACCGCCCTTGTCCTGCTGCCACTTGGCCCCACCTTCGGTCACATCGAAGCGCCGGTACTTGCGCCTGACAACCTGGCCCTCGCGGACAAACGGGATGACGAGCGCGTCACCATCCCCGCGCCGCATGCTGGCGAGGCCGAGCTTGTCTGCCAGCTCCACGTCGATCCCACGGGCGGCCAGCTTGTCCATGTGTTCGGTGCTCAACGTCATCGGACAGGGCTCCCTTGAAATCGTGGCAGTGGTGGCAGCAGTACCGGATGGTCTCGCCATCGACGGTCACGTGCAGGCAGGGGTCGCGCTTCTTGCGGCGCTGGGGTGAGCATGCCGGGCACGGCGTGCGGTAGTCGGCGCGGCCCGCGATGAGCGGGATGCCGAGCTCCTGCGCCTTGGCTTCCTTGGTCGCCATCAGACGAAGCTCACGCGCTTTGCGGGACCAGCCTGGCGCTTCCGATTGCGGGCCTGCGCGGCGCGGGTGAGGAAGGCTTGCGGGTCCTTCGTGCCGAGGTGCTCCGCCTCGCCAATGGCGCCCAGGAGTTCGCTCGCCTCCAGACCGTTGACCGACAGGAGCTTGCCGAAGAACGCCCCGGCGCTTTCTGGGGACATCTTGCCTTGGGCGATGAGCACGGTCTTCGCCGCTGCCCAGGCTTTCGAATTTGCTGTGGGCGGTTCGCCGCCAGAAGCGTTAGCTTCTGTACTTATATGGTTCTGGTTCTGGTTATGTAGGCAATTGCTTTCCGTTTGCTTAGCAATTGCTTCGGTCGGGCCGTTGTTATCATTAGCCTTTTGGCGACCACCCCGTTTTCCGGCCTCTGAGCGCTTACCGGAGGTGTTTTCGTACTTGGCCATTTCGAGCGCGACGCGCTTGTGCGTCAGGCGACCCCGAGAGCGTCGGAAAAACGGCAGGATGACATCGCGGATCTCGGCCCACTGGTCGGCCGAACACTTCGCCAGCTTCGCCAGGTTGACGTCCGCAGCCGGCAGTACGCCGCCCGCGCGCCACATGGCCATCAGCAGGAGCATGTAGGCCCCATGCTCAGCGGTGCTTAGGTGGTGCGTGTCGCCCAGGTAATCGGCGACGTACAACTTCATGTAGGGTGGCGCGCTCACAGCCGGGCTCCGGACGCAAGCGCGTCAGCAAGCTCAGCTAGGCGCCGTGAGTAGCGGTTGGCGGCATTGGCCAGGGCGTCGCTTTCGCAGGGGTCTCGCGACTCCGCTGCGGCCTGTCGGCATCGAGTCGCACAAATGGCGGCCTGCAGCATCTGCTCCACAACGCTGTATGTCCGGGTCTTCATGCCGCCTCCCGCTCTTGCTCGAGGCGGGCGGAATGGGCGTTGGCCCCCGCCAGGATCGAGGTGTGGTGGCGGTTGAACCAGTGCGCGATCTGCGGAAGCGAGAAGCCCGAGGTCCAGAGCCTCCACCAGACTTGTTGGCGTGGCTTCGTGTAGAGCTTGTGGCGGCGCTCTCCGACCATCTCAGACCAGGTGATCGCGTAGAGGTCGCAGACTTCTCGGATGATCTTGTAGGCCCGCGCAGGCATGGCCTTGTCACCCCGCTTGGGGGGCGGCGGTCGGCGGATCACTGGCGCACGCTCAGGCGCCTTGGGTTGACCGTAGGTTCTGCGCGGCGCGCGCTCGAGGCTGAGAGCTTCACGGGCCGCCGTCACCTCCTGAACGCCACGCATGAGCATCTTGGCGACGGCGGAGTCAGGAACGCCCTTCCGCGCCATACCGGCGATGAACTCCATGTCGTGGCTGTCCAGGCCGCCCCGGCGGGCGGTCGCGAACTCGCCCCCGCGGGCGGATGAAATTGGGCCGCTCATGACATCCCCCGAAGCGTGATGGAGACGCCGCCGGGCTTGCTGGGGGCGTGATCGCTCCAGGCCAGGATGATGCGGCGGGCAAGGCTGTCGTCCTCGATCACGCCGCAGGACACGAGAAGGTCCAGCGGGGCTTTGGCTAGTCCGTCAAGGTCGCGCTTGCGTCGGTCGGGCGGGCTGCACTCGATGGAGATGCAGAAGTGACCCTTGAGGCCCGGGCAACCCTGCGCCAGGAGATGGAGCGCCGCGGCGCGGGTCCAGGCGGTATAGCGCTCAGTCTTGATCCGGCGCTTGCCGGCGTTGCGATAGAGGTTGTTGACGGCCGGGGGCCAGGGGAGCTCGAGTGCGATCACCGCCCCTCCTCCGTCGCATTGCGAAGGGCCTTGGCGGGATAGCTGATGGCCTCGACGTAGCGTTCGCAGTCGTCGCGCAGGAGGCGGTCGTTGGGCTTCAACGAAAAAGACCCCGACGCCGAAACGCCGGGGAGTTCTTCAGGGAGGGGTGCGCGGCCTAGCTCCCCGGCCGCCAGGGATTGCTGCAGTTCTTCGGAGGCCTCGGCGATCAGCTGATGGCCCAGGTCAGACAGGAATCCGCCGACGTCGCTAAGCCGCCGACCGACCCACAGCTTGGAGCACGCGACCGGCGCGCGCCTCCAGTGATCGAAGGTGATCGCGACGCGCGCGTGCGCGCTCGGCTTCTCGTTCGTGCTCATCTGCGACGCCCCTTAGGAATTCCTCGTAAGACCCTCCCGCCATGGCTTCCCCGATAGCCATGACAAGGGGCCAGCCTTCCGCCTTGAGCGCCTTCGCAAGCGAGCGCTCGGAGCAGTGGCCTTTGGTTAGGTTCTCAGCTGCGGTGAACTTGAGGTCGTACTTCCGCGCCACGGTCTTGGCCGTGTCGTGCGGGTACGCCGCTCGAACGAAGCGGGCGATGAGACCGCCCAGGTTCTCCGTCGTTTCTTGCCGGTTGAGATGCATGAAAGTCGCTGCCACCTGAGCCATTAGTTGCCTCGGTAGCGGCGCGTTGCCGCAGGACAGAGGGTCACATGGACTTCATGACGGGAGGCGAATCGGACGCTCTGGAATGCCGGGATCGGTGCTTGGCGGCACTGGTCTCGGAAGCTGACTTCGAGACGGCCCAGGCGCTTTGGCGAGCGGCTGGGCGGTACAACATGCGCAATAGGATAGAGCGGGCTGGTCGACTGGAAATCACCAGCCCGCTCTCGCACGCGGCCTGCGGGGAACAGGCTGGGGTACTGGCGCGCGATGTGAATTTCTGAGTGGGCCATGGGCTCAGCTCACCAGGGCCACGAGGCCCGCCCAGCAAGCGATGCTGAAGCCGAGGCCGCCGATCAGGCCGAACGCCGGCCCGTAATGGGTAGGCCGCCGCATGGCCTCGCGGAATTTCCTCGATACGGTATGGAGGATGAACCTGATGGCCCAACCCCCGCCCGCCGGCCAGCGGCCGAACGTCGCCGTTGGCTTGGCGATCCTGCTGCTCATGCTGTTGGCGGAGGAGAAGCCGAAGCGGCTGAAACGCTTCCGCGAACTGCTCGACGACAAGGCGATCCACGCCAAGGTCAAGCGCCTGCGGGGCGAGCGCACCTCTGCCGAGTGGGATCTGCTGTTCGCCGTCACGAAGGAAGTGGGCGAGCCGGTGTTGCAGATGATCGAGGAAATGCTCGCCGAAAGGCCGCCCAAGCGACGCAAGCAGAAGTAGCGACAAGTCGCCACAGTATCGCTGCGCAAGCTGGTCTGCCACAACCCAACCGGGGACACCTTAAGTTGGGGGCGAGTATTGCCAAAACCTTTACGCGCGGTGGAGCACGACGCTGCGTTACTGGCCATTGCGGCGTTGTCAGCAGTCGGCCGCACAGAAAAAGAAACCCGGAAAGCCTGCCGCAAGCTGCGGCGCATGGCCGTCAGGAGGCTGATGGTCTCCCACGGGTTGCGATCGCTGAACGACGACGCAGCCGCCTGCATCGCGCGGGCTTGTGGCGCCTGCGGAGGATGCAAGGGGGTCGCGAACATCTAGGCCGCTCCCTGGAACCGCTCGAGCACCGCAATCTCGTCTTCAGTCGCATCGCTGATCGCGCCGAAGCGCTGTCCGGTAGCCCGGAAGATGCGGATGGCGGTAGCTGCTGGCGGCGTCTTGACACCACTGAGGATCTGGCTCGCGTAGGGCACGCTGATGCCAGCCGCTCGGGCGAGGTTGGTCGGAGTGAGGCCGGGCTCGTTGTTCGCCATAGGCATTATGTTTGCCTAAGGCTAACTCGTTTGTCCAGTGTAAAATCATGCCCAGGGCGCGACGACATGTCTGAGGCGCGAGGCCACAATATGCGCATGGCCCGCCACAAGAAGAATCTCTGGTATCTGAAGCAGTGGCGGAAATACCGCGGCTACACCCAGGATCGGCTTGCCGAGATGACGGGGCTGTCCAAGCCCTTCATCAGCCAGCTAGAGCGCGGCGAGCGGGGCTACACTCAAGACACGTTGGAGCTCTTTGCCGAGGCCCTTCAATGCGACATTGCAGACCTTCTCGTGCGCGACCCGACTGACCCTGACGGCATCTGGTCGATCTGGGATCAGCTCCGCCCCGTTGAGCGCAGCCAGGTCGTCGAGATCGCGAAGACGCTGAAGCGGACGGGCACTGATGGTTAGGTGGCGCTGGGCTCTCGGTGGGCTCGCCGCTCTCGTCGCCAGTAGCGCCGCCGCAGCACCTTTCTGTGTGGTCTCTTCGACCGGCGAGAACTGCTGGTACTTCGACTATCCCTCGTGCCAGCGGGCCGCCGCACAGGCGCGGGGAGCCTGCGTTGCTCAGCAGGAGGAAGCCCCCAGGCAGTCCTATCAGCCCCGGCCGGCAGCGGGCGCTCCGTTCTGCGTCGTGACGTCCTACGGGACGAACTGCTGGTACTATGACGCCCCATCCTGTCAGCGGGCCGCACAGTCCGCGCGCGGGGCTTGCGTCGTGAACCCCGACCGCTAGCCCATTCGGCGCGGTCGATCCCACAAGTCCTGCACCGGCCAGCCCGTCACCTCGTATAGATCCACGCGCTCGCGCCTCCGCTTGAGGCGGTCCCTCACGGCTCGCGCTTCCTCCAGCGTATAGAACTGCTGCGCCTCTCCGCGCACGAGCTGACCCTTGCGGCGCTCGTACGGCAGCACGCAAAACCGCGTCACCTTGAACATCACCCACCTCTTTTGACGGAGGCTACCGGCGGCCTGCGTCAGAATCGGTCGCAGGAGAAAAGTTTGCCAGTGGCGTACATTTCCCTTGCGGAGCGCGTTTGCCCGTGGCTAATATCTCCAGGTCAACAAGGGACGCCACCCCATGGCCTACGACGCCCAACACAAGCCGGTCACCGCCTGGACGACCTACGCAGAACTCACCCCCGACCAGCGCGCCCGGTATGGCGCCTACGTCCTGGCGAAGGAGCAGTTCACCCAGCGGGCCGCCTACAACCAAGAGCAACGCCGTCGCGCCGGGGAGGCCCTGAAGGCTACCGGCGGGGACAAGCTGGCGGCTCTCGGCCTCATGCTGAACGGGGGCGTGTGATGCGCGAGCTGTCCGGCTACCGCCACGAGATCACCATCTACCCCACCCGGTTCTCCTGGTGCATCGCAGAGGCCTTCCGCCTCGCCGCCATCGCCGGGCTCATCGCCCTGATCGCTCGCGTGCTGGGGTTCTGGTGATGGGGTTCCTGAACATCGCCCGGGAGATCGTCTCCCCGTCGACGCCGCCCCTCTGCTGCGACCTCTGTCAGTGGCCGATGGGCGCTCACGAGATCGTCCGCAACGAGGACGGCTCAATCCCCGGCCTGCTCGTCTGCTCTCTCTGTGTGGAGGACAACCTTGCGACAGCCGACCAGCCCCGCTGCGAAGTGGGCTTGGTGGGAACAAGCCTGTGAAGGCCTGTCACCGCCCGTCCATGACGACGAACCGCAAGCCGGGTTCTTCGCTGTCCGGCGCTTCCGGTACGGCGAGTGGACCAAGGGTCCGTTCGTCCCTGCCCGCATCTGGTGGGAGGACGGAGAGATCGACCCCGAGACCGGCGAACTTCTCACCGATGAGCGCTGCCGCTGCGAGATCGACGGCAAGCCCGCAGACCCTTGGAGAACTTGGTCATGGTTAGCCCGGCGACCGATACCCTTGAGCGAGTACGATTGGCTGAAGGCGATGAGCCCGCTGCTGCCCACATCGATACCCCCGAAGCGCCGCTCAGCCTGAAGCAGCGCCTCGCGGCGATCCGCGACGAGTGCGCGAATATCGCTAAGGACAAGATCAAGATGGGGACCTTTGACATCAAGGGTCACACCTTCGAAGCCGTCCTGTCCGAAGTCCGTCCCCTGCTCCTGAAGCACGGCGTAGACGTGACCCCCAACCTCGCCGAGCGGACCTACACCGGAAATCGCTGTGACGTGCTGATCGACTTCACGTTCGAGCGCACCGACGACAGCGACGAAACCCGCGTGATCCGCTGGGGGGGCGCTGGGACCGACAACGGCGACAAGGCCTTTGCCAAGGCCGGGACCAACGCGGTCAAGGAGATGCTCAAGAAGCGCTTCCTGATCACCGACCGCGAGGATGCCAAGGAGGCGGAGGAGGCCGTAGAGCACAAGCCCGAAGGCTCCGGCGGCGCTGTCGTCGAGAAGGCCAAGGAGACGGCGGCGCGCGCGCTCCAGCAATGGGCGTCCACGTTCAAGGCCGCGCTGGAGAGCGCCAGCACCACCAAGGAGATTGATCGCCTTCGCGTCGAAAACGCCGACCAGCTAGCGGACGAGCACGTCCCCTCGGTCACTCGCCAATTCTTCTTCGACCTGATCCAGCGCCGCAAGGCGGAGCTACCCAAGTGAGCCGCCCCCGCTACATGCCCTTCCAGGGCGAGCGCGTGAGCGTCGAAGAGGGCCGCCGATTTCGCGCGGGAGGTGCTGAACGCCTTCCCCGGAACGGTCGTCACCATTCATGACCCAGAGCCAGACCATGGAACGCAAGGTCTACACCCTCAAGAACCGGGACACCCGCAACACGGTCGCTCTGATCGTGGGAAGCCTTCCGCTAGGAACGCGGGTGGAGATCGGTGAGGAAACCCGCACCCAGCGCCAGAACCGGGCCATCCACGGGCTCATCGGCCAGATCATGAAGCAGCGTCCCGTTCACCGCGGGATCGAGATGACCATGGAGGCATATAAAGCCGCCTTTATGCACGGCCTCGGCCGGGAGATCGACATGATCCCCAGCCTCGACGGCAAGAGCATGGTCCCGCTCGGCCTCAGCACCTCGGCGCTCAGCGTCACCGACTTCAACCAGTTGATGGAGTTCACGTTGGCCTGGGCGGCGAACGAAGGGCTCACCATTCGGCATTTCGACGGCGGCAGGGACGCGGCGGGTGGGGGCGAGAGCTCGAAGCCCGCCGCGCGTGCCGCGTGAAGCTCCTCCTCGCCCGCGACCTGATCGACGGAACCCCGCGCCAAGGGTTCACGCCTAAGCAACGCCAAGCCGTCTGGGATGCCTCGGAAGGCCTCTGCTGCGGCTGCGAGGACGCCCTACAGCCCGGTTGGCATTGCGACCACATCCTGCCCCTGGCCCTGAACGGAAAGCACGACCTGACCAACTGGCAGGCCCTCTGTCCGTCGTGTCACCGGGGCAAGACGAAGTTCGACGTGACACGGATCGCGAAGGCGAAGCGCCAGCGTGGGCTTGTGGAGGAAATCCAGCCCAGCAAGCGGCCGATCCAGTCCCGCAATGAGTGGCCGAAGGGGTCCAGCTTCCGGCGCAGCGAGACTCACAAGCGGACGGTCGATGGCCGGGTGGTGCCGAGATGAGTGCCCGTGTCGCGCCCCTGGCTGAGGCCGTCCGCCAATGCATCCCGCGCACGGATGGCGGCTACTGGATCGTCACCAAGAAATCACACGCGGTGTCTCCCACTGCGATCCCCGAAGGAACCTCCGTCGTCATTCGCGACGGGCAAGCGGTGAGGGCTGTTCGATGACCGATGAAGCTCCGAAGAAGCGCAAGCCACGCAAGGTCAAGCCGACGCTCGTTGAGAAGCGTCTGGAGGCCGGCGCCATGATCCTGAAGACGTCCGACCCGGACGCGCCGCGAGGGGCCTTCTGGACCTTCCTCGACACTGGCCGGGCGGCTCGTGCGGACATCGTGGAGCGGCTGATCCAGGCCGGGAAGCTGAAACCTCGCGGGGACGGCCTGTTCGGCGATGACGGTCAGACCTGGGGTCTCGCATGACCCAACCCCAATCCAAGGATGGACGGAGAGAAGATATGGCCGTGATCCCGGGGCCTACCGAACAACCTGTGGGCCCTCCGGTGCAGTTGCCCGTCGGGTCACCAAACTCCAACGCTGACCTGAAAGGATCGACTATGTGGAACGAGATCAAGCGCGTTGACGACGACGCCGAGCGGGTCACGAAGTTCGTCTTCTCGAACGAAAGTGCTGTCGCCGAGGCTGTTCTCTACCGCTACCCCACCTACGCGGAGCGTACGGTCATCTGCATCTCGACGCAGAGCGGCTGTCCGGTCGGCTGCCGGTTCTGCGGCGCTGGCGATGCGTTCGTTCGTTCGCTCTCGGCCGACGAGATCGTGTCCCAGGCCGACCATTGCCTCCAGACCGCTTACGAGGCTGAAGGCGTTGTGGCCGCCGACATGGGCCGCCTCCAGATCATGTTCATGTCGATGGGCGAGCCGCTCCTCAACATGAAGGCGCTCGCCCCGGCCATCCGGCGGCTGCACGGCATGTATCCGAACGCGGCGCTGCTGATCTCCACGTCGGCGCCCAAGACGGACTACGAGGCCGTCAACGCCCTGTCGGTCGAGGTTCCCACGGTCGGCTTGCAATTTTCCGTCCACGAGTCCACCGACGCCGCCCGCGACCTCCTTGTGCCGTTCAAGGCGAAGCTGACGCTGGAGGAGATCGCCCGGGCTGGGGAGCGATGGTTCGCCGAGACTGGCCGCCACCCGTTCTTCAACTACTGCGCCCACGACGGAAATAGCTCCTACGAAGACGCCCGCCGCCTTCTGGTGCTGTTCGACCCGCGCGTCTGGTGCGCCACCGTCTCGGTCGTCTGTGAGCGTAACGAGGGCTTGCCAGCGACGAACGATCATCAGCGGAGCCTCGCGATCGACTTCGGCAACGCCCTTGCTGGCTGTGGCTATGACGTACGCGTCTTCGATCCGGCTGGCCAAGACACCATCGGCGGCGGCTGCGGCCAACTCTGGTTCGTGCAGGACTGGCTGAGGACGCGACCCGACCTTGCCAGGCCCTCCATCGGCGCTGGGAAGCCAGTCGTTCACGCTCCCGCCGCCGCATAATTCAGACCGCTGCCACGCCCGAAGTTGCGGCGAAGCCGTCGCCCCAATCGCAGAACTAGAGGCCATCATGACCCCTACCAAGAAGGAAGCTGCTGGGCTGGAGCAAGCGCGCAACCCCGGAAACCTCGATGACATCCGCATCTGCGCGGAGGAGATCGTCGAGTGCTCAGGCCTGACCCGAGGTCAGTTCGAGCTTGAGGGACCGGCAGTTCTGATGGCGCGGCTCGATACGGTTTCGACGCTGGCGAAGGACATCCTGCAAACCCTGGCTGCTCACCAAGAGCGCCACGCCGAGGCTCACGCCAATGACCGCTGACCTGCAAAGCTGCCCGTTCTGCGGGAACCGCGCTGACGTCGGAAACTACATCGTCGAGGCCTGCGCCAAGTGCGTCGGTTGCGGCGCCGCGATCACTCGACGCCACGCGGCTGAATGGGACAGCGGCGTCCCTGCCGCCATCGCCGCATGGAACCAACGCCCCCTCCCCGTCTCTGCCCCGGCTGCTGGGGTGGAGGAAGCGGTTGCGTTCCTGAGCGAGGCGCTGAACTTCGCCTACCGGCACGGCCTGCATGAGCCGGGCTACAATCCACTGACCGCCATGCTCTCCGCCCTTCCTGTGTCTGTGGGTGGGGATGGTTCATCCGTTGCTGGATTGCCTGCGCACGTTGCTACGCATGGCTCCGCAACGGCGACGGATACTCAGCACTCCGCTGGATGGGCGCTGCCGGAACCGCCCCAGACCATTACGTTGCACACGCCGATCACGGGCGGCATGGCGCATGAGGAAGTCGTCGCTCTATTCGACAAGTACGCCGGTTATCGGCCGCCGACGATCCTGCGGGATGAGTTGGTCGCCTTCTATGTCTGGGCTCGCTACGGCGAGAAGGTAGCTGCCCTCGCTGCAACTGCTCCCCAGAAGAAGCCGGAAGGGGAAGGGTCGTGAGCCCCGACGAGATCAGGAGCTACAAGGCCAGTGGTCGCTCTGGCCGGCACCTCGCCGAGACTGGCGCGGTCGGCTATCGCTACACGGTCGGATACATCACCACTCCGTACGGCGTGGTTGGCATCTACATGGAGCGAAACCACACCTCGGCCGTGATCGTGCTTGGCGGTCGCGAGCACCGAGGCTTCTGGCGCCGGGATTTCACCGAACGCGGTCTCGTCGCCGCCTGCAGGCGCTTCGCCGCCCGGATGGCCGATAGCAAGGATGGCACCACTGAACGCCCGGGGACAGATCCCGGGAGGCCCCAAACCCCTTCCTCCGAGGGCGAGTAGCATGGGCGAGAAGATCACGAAGGCCATGCGGGCCTGCCTCAACTATTATCTGACCAACGAGCTCAACCCCGTGAGGGTACAGCGACCGCCATATGCCTGGACGACCCGCCAGTTGAACTCAGCGCTGGACCGAAGTTGGCTGTGTGTCGGCCCTGGCGGTTGGCACATTCTCACCCCCGTCGGTCGTGCGGCCCTGTCGGAGGGCGACAACCTCAACTCAGGAAAGGAAGACTGATGTACCGCTATCTGATGAATCTGGTGGACCCCACCGTGACCGTTCACGGGGGTCGCACCGTCGCCAAGATCTCATTCTGGCGCCGCCTGCTAGGTCGGGGCGCATGACCACCCACCTGAACGGGGCGGACTACGCCGAACTGCGACGGATCGCGGAGACCCTCAAAGGCTATCCGCTTATTGTATCGGACCCGAACAGCCTGACGGCCCTACGCTCGATCATGAGCTCGGCGTCCGCGGGTCTCCTCTCGATGCTGGAAGCCCTGGAAGCCGCCGAGCGGGAGCGGGACGAAGCGCGAGCCGCGCTGGCCTACGTGCTCGATCACGCCGTTTACAGCGACAGCTACGGCGTACACGGCAGCGACTTCACGTGCTGCCACTTCTGCCAAGGCGGCGGTGCTCCCGGCGTAGCCTTGGAGCACGATGCAGACTGTCCAGTCGGACGGTACCCCCGCGCCGTGGCGGATTGGTTCGAGGAAATGGAGGCGGAGCGAGCCGACCGCGAAGCCGCCGAGTCCAAGGTCTCCGATCTAGAGCGGGAGCTGTCCAAGTTCATGGACCTGTATGACGCCGCTCGTGGTGACGTCGTAACGCTCGAAGTCCGCCAGGAAGCCGCCGAGCGACAGCTTGGAGAGGTGCGGGGAGCAGTGTTCGGTATCGCCGACGACTACATGACGAGCGAGAACCATCATCCCGGCTACGTGCTCATCCCCGTGGAAAAGTTCGAGCGGCTTCGAAGCTTTGGCGAGGCCCCGGCCCTGTTGTCTTCCCTTCCCTGTGGAGGAGATGAGGGTTCATCCGTTGCCGAGAGCGGAAGTACGGCTTCGCCGAAATCCGATGGGCTCTGCAAGTCGGAAGGTGAAGACTGATGCCCGGCGTGAACAACTGGCGCGTGGGCCTCCCGTGGCCAAAAGAACACCTCGACTTGGAGGACATCGGCGACGTCGAGTACCTCTATGAGGACGATGACGGCGCGACGAAGAACAGCTTCGATCAAGGACGCGCCTTGGCCGCGATGCTCCTGGCCGAAGCCATCTTTCTGAACTCCAACTGGTGGTTCAGCTCCTGGCCTGACGAAGCCAAGAAAACAGTCGCTCTCTGCGTAAACACGAATGACGTGTTCGCCTGGGGGTGTGCTGACGCCGAGAACATCACCTACGATCAGATTGAAGAGGTCTATCGATACTGGGCGAAAGACCCGCAGTGGGGCACCGCAATCTGGGCCATCATAAACGCCAAAGAACTTCCGCAGCGCCCAGTGGCGGACTCCATCCGGAAGGCCGGCATCTGGGACCTTGACGCGTTAACTGCCGAGCATGGACTTCGTGCCAACCACTACGACGGAGTGAGCCGCGTTCTGGCGCTCCATAAGTACGAGGCGTTTTGCGCCTGGGCCGCGAGGACCGGCCGCGAAGTTCTCGAGTTCACGTCTGGTTGGTGGGCTGGCTGGAAAGAGTACACGGCCGCCAACCCAGGTTGGTACGATGACGCCTGGAAGGCCGAAGACGACCGACGCGCCGATGCGTTCAAGGTTGAGAACGGCTTCTCGGCGCCCTCCAGCGAAGCTGTGAGCCCGCAGTCCGAGCCGCAGGCGAGTGCAGGCAATCTTCCACCGGATGAACCTTCAAATCCTGATCCTAAGGTGCAGCCGTGAGCGCCTTCGAACTCCGGACGATCAGCGACAAGGAGGCCGCTGACCGGCTGGGCTTCAACGTGCGCGCCCTGCGTCCAATCCTTGACCAGAACGCGCTCTGCCTTCGTCATGGTCGCCAGCGTCGCCTCACCGAGGCCGACTTCGTTCGCCTGCAAACCCTGCTGAGGCCGGAATGCCCATCAAGCCCTATCTCCGTCCGAATGGGATCTACCACCTCCGGGGCACGGTCCAAGGCGTACGTGTCGACGAAAGCGCGCGAACGTCTAGCCGAAGCGAAGCTGAAGCGCTCGCGGCCAAAATGTCGGCGGACATCTTCAAGCGGGCTGTCTACGGCGACAAGGCTGTAGCGACCTTCGATGAGGCGGTTGTCGTCTATCTCGATGCCGGCGGAGCGCCTGAACACCTAGACGCCATCATGGACCGGATCGGGCAACGCAAGCTGTCCGAGATCAACCAGCCCTTGGTGGACAAGCTGGCCCGCGAGCTGAAGCCGGACGCCAGCCCCGCCACTAGGCTGCGTCAGGTCTACACCCCCATCCTTGCCGTCATGAATGCCGCCTGTGGCGCCGGTCTCTGCGACCCGATCCGGCTGAAGAAGCCGAAGGTCTCGGGCGGCCGGACGGAGTACCTGACCCCTCAGGAGGCTGAGGACTGGCTAGCCGCCCTCCCCGCACATCTCCGCCGCATCGTGACGTTCTATCTCGGCACCGGTTGCCGCGCGACGGAAGGCCTCTCGCTGATCTGGAAGGACGTCACCCTGGGGGAGCGCCGGGCGGTCTTCTGGGACACCAAGGAGGACTACGCCCGCGGCGTGGATCTGGGCAAGCGGGTGCGCAAGGAACTGCCGAAGCGCGCGGACAAGTCCGACATGCTGGTGTTCCTCAACTCGAAGGGCGTGCCATGGCACGGCTACGACGCGATCAACCTGATGCTCAAGCGCGTCAGGGCCAGACGGGAGAAGCAGATTGCGGAGGGGGCCAGACTGCCGCCGCTCGCGCCCGCGCATTGCCACTTGTTCCGCCACACCTGGGCGACGTGGGCCTATGCCTGCACGCGGGACATGACCTACCTCATGAGCCAGGGCGGATGGAAAACCGCGTCCATGGTCATGCGCTACGCACACGTCGGGACGGACGATCTCGCACGTGCGGTTCTGGAGGCGGGTTGGGAGTTCGGCGGCAAGGAACTGCCGCTCCCTCCGGCCGGCAAGCGCAAGGCTTCTCGATGAGGGGCCTTGGGAGGAATTTGGGAACACGATCCTGGGAGGTCGGATTTCCCGTGCAAGATCAGTTGCTTGCAGAAACGCACGCCCACCTTGGTAAGGCTGAGGTCGGCAGTTCAATCCTGCCCGGCGGCACCACTATTTTCCCTTGTAGTTCAAGGGACTTAGACAACCCGGAGGCCAGAAATGGTTCTCCGGGTTTTGTCGTTTCGGGCGTGAACGCGTCGAGAACATCAGCCTCGGCTTGGGAGATTCGTGGGAGGCCGCTTTCAGCCTCCGCGTCTCTTCAGCTCATTTTCCACGGCCTCGCGGATGAAGGCCGCCATGCGGTTCTGGCCGGCGACCGCTTCAATGCGGCGCATAATGTCACCGGTCAGTCGCACTGCCGTTGTGATGGTCTTCTCGCCGGCCTTGAGTGGAGGTCGCCCCATTCTCGCGGCTGTATCCGTCATCGGAAAATCACTCAAGGGCTCCACCGTTTCCGTTATCGCTTATTGACACCAGTAAGCGTCATCGCTTATATAACCGTCATCGCTTAAGGAGGCAAGCAGATGACCCGCCAGGAAGTCATGGAGACGCTGAAAGCTGCACAGGAGCGCGTCGCCAACGAGACGCTACCGCTGGCGGTCCGCATTCGATCCAAGGAGACGGTCGCGCTATGCGAAGAGCGCATCAGGCAAGATGCCGCTCTCTCCGCCGAACGTGCGGGGGCGAAGTGATGCCGTCCGCCCACCATGACGGCTACCGGGTCAGCGACGACCGGTCGTCGCCCAAGCCCCGCGAATCCGACCCAGGCCGTAGCATCGCCCTGATCGCCCTGGACAACGCCGGCTACCAGCCCGGCCTGATGCTGGAGGCGATCATCCACCACGCCTTCGATCAGCTGTGCTGGCATCGGACCACGCCTGAACTTGAGGCCTTCATCGAGGGCCTGCGCGAACTGATGTCGGAGGACGCCTGACATGACAGCCGAGGACTACAAGCGCGCTGCCGAACTGCTTAAGGACCCCGATAGCGAGGACAATGAGCGCTTTGCCAGTTGGTACGGCAACCACCTCCTGACTGTCGCTCAGAACGCCAGCCACGCCATTCGGGACCTAGTGGCGCTGATCGAGAGCGTGGCGCCCGAGTACTTGGAATCGACCGTAGTGGCTAACGCTCGTGCCGCTCTGGCAGAAGCCGAGCGGTGATCTCTCCCTCTCCCCCGAACGCTCTGGAGTGAAGAATGAAGGGAATCAATGATATGGCCTCAAACGCCAGTCGTGCGGCGCATGGGGACCCTGCCCATGCTGCCCCCAAGGCCCAGCCCTCTGCGGCGCACACGCCGGGGCCTTGGGTAAAAGGTCGATACGGCGAGCTCCAGGGCTCCGATGGCGCCACGGTCTGCGTCAAAGGCTTGGGCGTATCCATTTCGCTCAGCGGCGATCCTTACCCAGTAGCCGAGGCCAACGCCCGCCTGATCGCCGCCGCTCCTGACATGTACGAGGCGCTGAAGGAAGCGGAGCGAATCCTAGACTACTTCGCGAACGGCCGAACCTCGTTCGTCGGTGGAGGAACACCGCGGAACGCCCACGAGATGGTCCGCGCCGCCATCGCCCGCGCCGAGAACCCGTCGTGAACCCCCTAGTGAGTTCTGAGATCGAGATAGGGATTGAAAAGCTATGAACAACGACCACTGCTTCATCTGCGCCGCGCCTCTAGTCGAAGGCCAGATGGTGCTGCCGGATATGTCCGGCGGTCTCGGACACCGAGTCTGCTTCGGCTACGACCGGGAAGGCTTCGTCAAGGACATCGAAACCGGAGAACCGCTCGGGCCGCATGACGCCATCCCCACCGGGTTCCCCTATGCTCCGGAGATCGAAACGCCATGAGTGAGACAGGAACCTGAGCGATGAGCGCCGACTTCGTCTTTCAGGCCTTCGTCATTGCTGTCGTGGGCGTCCCCTTCTTCAAGATCGGCTTAGACGTGCTGTTGCGGCGCGACCCGCCCGTGCGACCCCTACAGCCGCATCGCATCCGCCGACGCTCCAAGACCCCTGAGACAGGGACCTGACAGCCGTGAGCCATGTTCGCAAACTCGGCCGCCGTACCCACAAACCTACCCCTCCCCGATCCGCCCACCCCCTCCCTAGGAGGAGAATAAATGGAAGATATGGCATCAAGAGCCAGTCGTGCGCGGACAGGGCCCCTGCCCCGTCCTGACACAGACGCCGAGCCTTCTGCGGCCTGTTCAAACTGCCCGATGGAGCTCGGGTGCGGCTCGTTCGAGGTCTGTCGGATCATGTCAATGACCAACGACGAGATCATCGCATCGACGCCAGATGCCGAGCGGGTTGCGGAGGAGATGCGGGCGATCCTGCTGGACGCCATCGCCAAGGCGGAGGGACGCGCGTGAAACTGCGACTATATTGCGCCTACTGTGGTCAGTCTTGGTACGAGGGACAGAGGCCGCTCTGCAACCACACCGAAGACGTGGTGCCTTACGAGGCGATCCACTCTCAGGATGGCACCACTGAACGCCAGCCAGAGCCCCGGGAGGAATCCCAAACATCCTGCGATCTGAAGGGAAGATGATGTTCGATATGGTGGAGCGAGTAGCGAGGGCGATCTACGAGGCCGCCCGCGCGCCGCAGGAGGGCATTCCGTGGGAAATGGCGGAACAAGAAGAGGCCATCCGAGAGGCCCGCGCCGCTATCGACACCACCAAGATCGCATTGAAAGAACACCTCGCGACATTGGAAGAAGTGTTCGGGCCGGCCAAGAGCGCGGAGCATGTGACGGAGCGTATCTGGCACGCGTTCTACACCGGACCGCAATTCTATGACGCCGCCCTGGCCGAGGGAACCGAGGCCCCACAGGTTGACGGCTAGGCCCCGGGAACGAACCATGACCGAAAGAACCTACCTCCCAGGCCTAGAAGACCAACCTCATGATGTGGTCCTAACCCTACCTGCCAGGGAGTGGGCGGCTCTGGTGATGCTGAGGGACCAGACGTTCAGTGGCCGGCCGCTCGAGCTCGTGGCCCGAAAGCTGGTTCAGGACGGGCTCATCCAGTGTGGAATTTTAGCGCCCCAGAAGGGAAGACAATGAGCGACCTCCAGAAATTCGCCATCGTCTTTGCGACCGCTGCCATGGGGTGGTTCACCACTGGCGCCATCGCCGCGTCATGGACGGCAAGCGAACTGCTGGGCGCCGGCGGTTGGGCAGACTTGGCAATAGTCTCGATTGTGGGCGGATCGGCTGGCTGCCTGGCGTGGTCTCTTCTTTTGATCGCTCTGGCGTTCATCCGAGGCAAGGCGGCGGGGCGCAAGTGGCTGCAGCGGCTAAGCGCCCTCACGGGTCACTTCGCCCCTCCCGCAAGAGGGACGTCGTAGGCCGCTGCAGCACGCTCCAGATAGCAGAAAGGCCGGCCCCTGTGAAGGAACCGGCCTGAGGCGGTCTAGCCGCTGGGGATCATGCGTAAGCCCGCCGGCGTCAGAACAGGCCGAAGCGTTTTCGCTTCTTCGGCTGAGCGCTGTCCACGATAGCCACCACAGCGGCTCTCCGCTTGTCGCACTCCTGCAAGGCCGCCTCCTGATCCTTGGCGAAGGACGCCAGATCCCCGACCGTACGCATAGGGCTTACCGGTCCTACGCACTTGGCCCTGAGGCTATCGGAGATCGTCAGCGTCGGAGCACGCGGGGTCACCGTCCCGCAGGCTTGCAAGCCCAGCGCAGAGAGCATCACGAAGGGCAGGGTCAAGCGGCTGGTCAGCAGTCGGGGCTTGGCGGATCGAACGCTCTGCATTGGCGGCCTTCTCTCGAATGACGATAGTCTGAGTGTGGTAGCGGTCGAGCACCTTCGCCGAGGCCGTATCGACCTTGCTCTGAGCTTCGGCGTTTGACGCCCTTGTCTCGGCGGCCTTTCGACGACCGAAAGGGTCGAAGGACCAGGCCAGCCACCCCATCACCAGAATGACGGCCAGGGCGGCGACGGCGTAGAAGGCTAGCCGTTTCATCAGTGTTTCGCCCCCCGCGCGTCCAGCCAACGGAACACCATGATCGCGATGCCCGCGGCGACGATCACCCCGGCGATGATCCCGCCCAGCTTGGCGAGGTATTCGGAGTAGTAGGCCTGGGGCGCGACAAGCGCCTGAACCTGCCGCGCGCCTTCGGCCACACCTGAGACCGCGACGGTCGCCCCAGCCCACATGGTTTTCGACTGCACCATGGGCTTGACGGTCGCCTCGGGCGCGGGGGGCGTGGGGATTATCCTAGTCACTGAGGATGGGACGTGAGCCTCTTCCGGGCTGTCCGACAGCCAGAGGTTCACTTCGGCCTGTCGGCGACGCTCTAGGCCGCGCAGCACCTTCCCACCGGCGCGGTTGAAGCGCTTGATCTGGTCGGGAACCGCGGCGAACTCTTTCCGGCGCAGGAAGCCCCAGATCTTCCATTCCGGCGATGAGCCCCCGGTGCCCAGGTTGAACACGAAGCTCACCATGGCGCCGTACTGGCCCTCGCCCAGCGCGGCCACGACCTCGGCCCCGATCTTGCGCTCAAGGCGCTTGGCGGCGATCTGGAGGTCTTCTTCGAACCACATGTCCGACTGGCGTTGGGTGATCCTCGTGCCGATCTTGCCGCCGGGGACCACATGCCCCCTGCCCCCGGTCACGATGCCCACGCCATCGTCGTAGAGGGTCAGGACGTCTTTCTCATAGTCGGCAATGAGCGCACGGGCTCGCGCCGGGACTGGCCGGGTCATGGAAACCTCGCGATGTGAGGGGCTATGCGCTTCAGCGCATAAGGTTGGTTTATGCCGTTTGGGGCATACTCTGGCGGCGTGTTGGGCCGGTGATGTACAGGTTTCTGTACAGGTCTAGGCGGCTGATCGAACGTCGCCGTTCTCTTGTTGTTCGCGCTGGTTGGTGGTATATTCCTGCGATGAAGCAGGTTGATCACACAGGCGCGCGCTTCGGTTCGTGGACAGCCCTGTCGCTCGCCAGGACGGACGGGCATCGTACGTGGTGGCTTGTTCGGTGCGACTGTGGCCTAGAAAAAACCTTGCGCGCAGATAGCCTTACAACCGGTCGCTCACGTCGCTGCGTGAGGTGCCAAGCTGCTGAGAGCAGCGTCAACAATCGGACGCACGGAAAGTCTCATGGGCCAACGTGGCGGTCCTGGGCCTCGATGCGCGAACGATGCTCTAGACCAGCCACGGCGGGTTATATGGACTATGGCGGCCGAGGCATCTCGGTCTGTGAGCGATGGCAATCCTTTGAGTGCTTCTACGCGGATATGGGCGAGCGCCCTGCTGGGACTACGCTTGACCGCATAGACCCGGACGGCAACTACGAGCCAGATAACTGCCGCTGGGCAACGCCCAAGCAGCAGAACCGCAATCGGCGCAGGACGGTGTTCCTGTCCGCGAACGGGCGAAGGCAGAGCCTAAGCGCGTGGGCCGAGGAGTTGGGCTTCTCTCACATCACGCTTTACAAGCGATATGTCGCAGGCTGGCCGGACGATAAGATCGTCAACACGCCGAAGCTTCCCCCGCACTGCCCTAAGCCGCGCGCACGTCAGCTCCGTCCCCCGAGTAGCGAGAGCGAACACTAAGCATCGACTTGAACTCAATGTCGGTGATGAGTCCACCTTGGACGGTCATGGGCACGACTCCCCACCACCATCCCGTCGGCGCCCCATGCTGGATGTAGTGCTCGATCTCCCCCCACGGCAGCGCGCACCCGACCTCAACCATGGATATCACATCGAGCGGGCCGATCTTCGCCGCATCATGAAGCTGCTTGCGATGCGTGTGACCGCCTACAACGGGCACGGTGCTCTTGTTCGCCGCACGCTGCGGCCCGGTCTCACCGCCAAACGCCCGCCCGGCCCCGTTGGTCGCATGATGGGCGAACCCGACTTGCTCGATGTAGTGCAGCTCGCCATACGGTCTGACGCGCCAGCCGAACTGCGCGAAGGTCTCATCACGCGCCAGCGTGAACGTGCCCACGCTTTCCGGATGACTGTTCTCCCATCGCTCCAGTCGGTGCTCGTGATTCCCCATGAGGAAATCCAGCTTGGGGCGGTAGTCTTCCGCCATGCCCCTCCGGAAAGCCTGATGGGAGGCCGTGAGGTTGCCAAGGTCGTCCTTGAAGCCGGGCTTGAACCTTGCAGCCATGCTGTCCGGCTTGTCATGGCTGGAGGCGCAATCGAACGTCCCCCAATCACCGATCTGGATAATGCGGTCGAAGCGTTGCTCCGATGCAAAGCGGGCGATCCAGGTCAGGACGTCCAGACGGTGCTCGTGCCTCGGGTCTTGGTGGAGATCCCCGATTACGAGAATCCGCTGTGAGCGGCCCGAGGGCTGCATAAAGATCGGGTCCGGCGGCGGAGCCGGGTGGAGCACCACGCGAGGCGTGGGCATCTGGTACCGCGCCGCTCGATACAGGCCCCAGTCCGGCTCGAACCCCGTTCCGCTAAGGGATCTAGCAGCGCTGTCGAAGGCGTTGGGACTGTGGAACTCACCTTCCTTGACGGCCTCTTGAGCCGCCATGGTGATGGCGCCGAAGCCGGGGCCGTGGAGACCTGGGGGCCGGTGGCCTTCGCGGAGTTTCTGCTCGATGCGATGCTTCACCGATAGCTTCTGGTCGTCAGTCCGAGGCGGTGTTGGCAAGTGTCAGCCTTCCTCATCGGCGAGACCATCGAAGGTCCCCGGTGCTGGTTTCCGCCTCACGCCGCGCTTGGGCAGCGGGTGGAGCTGGTTTTCGGGATCGGCGTTCCACTGGTACCGGACGAGCCGGTAAGCGTGGTGGCAGGCGGGCCAGAAGACCCGCCAGTTGGTTTCTTCAAGGATCATGACGGTTCCTCCCGGGACCACGCCCCGGGCGTTCATTGGTGTCTTGAATTTCTGCCGCGCGCCTGTAGACTCGAAATGTCCGAAAGGATCGCGACCCGGCGCGAGTGGGGGTGGCTCCGGTAACAGCGCCCCCGCCTCTCACTTGAGAGGAACATCCGATGGGTTCAAACTCGGTCATCATGGACGCCCAGCGTCGCTCACTACTAGCAACGGTCGGTCTCTTCGTTATTGGCGGCTACGTGATCGGTTTCGCCGTCGCGATTTGGGTTCTGCAACCCGAAAGACCTTGGTTGCTGCTATTCTCCGCGGGTGTCGCGGTCATCTGTCTGGCCGCCGCAAGAATGTGGCTGGCGCTGAGTCGCGCCGAGGGCACCGAGGCCGCAACCACGCCTCGCTAGGCCCTGGGATGAACCCTAAAACGCCACCGTCACTCGAAGCAGCTCTGCTCGGATGACTACTGAGCGAGGGGCCGAGGCGCACCCCGCAACATAGATCCCGGCCAGGAGAACAAGCGCCAGGCGGGTCATCCGATCAGGCCTGTCTTGAACAAGACCACGGTGACCAAGAGCACGATGGCCGTTCCCGAGACGGCGAGCAGGATGCTCTGGAGGAGGTTCTTGTGAGCGGCGTTGTCCGCCTTCAGGTCGCCAAGCTTCTCAAAGATGGCGCTGTAGCGCTCCGCGCAGACCGCCTCGTGGCTGTCGATCTTCGCATGTGCGTTTTCAGCCACGGCCAGGGCCACAGCCGCGGTCGGTCGCTCTGTCATTCATCGGGGCTTTCGGCTGGGCGGGGAAGGGTTGCGGAGCCGGACTCCGCGACATACGGTCAAGCTGTTCAGGTGGAGCTTCAAGTGACCGCAGTTTTGATGACCGCAGTCGGCGGCGTGGTTGGTGTCGTTGCGGTATTCGCCGCGCTGTTGGCCCTTGGGCGCCGCGCCTTCACGGATGACGGCCTTGCGGTTCAGCCTCGCGCGTGCGCCTGGGCGGACGAAAGCAAGCGGCGCAGCTGGGCGGAGCGCTTCGGCGCTTAAGCCTCAGACTCGCGCCCTAGGTGTGGCGGGTTGACGCGGGCGCCTGCGCGGGTAGAGTCGCCTTAGGCGGCATCCCGCCGACGACGGGCCGGGGGGCTCACATGACGCTGACGGTTGATCTCGTAGAGGCGAACCGGTCGCAGGGCCGGGTTATCGACGACCACTTCCTCTATAAGGCTTGGGAGCGCACCAATCAGGCGCTCTGGCACATGCCGCGTAACGTCAACTCCATCCTCGACATCGGCTGTGCGGATGGGCGAGGAACCTCGGTGTTCCGCTTTGCCTATCCCAATGCCAGGATCGAGGGCATGGAAGGTGTACCAGAGCGGGCCGAGATGGCGCGCAAGTGGTGCGACAGGGTGCATACCTGTTTTCTGCAGGATGCCGACTTCAACGCCGGAAGCTTCGATGTGGTCTATTCCGGCGAGGTGGTCGAGCACGTTCCTTACGAGGACGCTGACGCCTTCATCGCTGCCTACGCCCGCGTCCTGAAGCCTGGCGGGGTCGCCATTCTCACGACGCCAAACCCCAACTACATCCGCTTGTGGCTGACCGGCCGGAAGGTGACCGACGATCCGTCCCACTTCTCGGAATGGTCGGTGACGAACCTACGCCGGCTGGTCGAGAAGCACGGCCTGAAGTTCCGTCTCGCCCAAGGCACCGGCCGCATGGCGCGCAAGCTCGGCACCGCCCTTCCGGTCAGCCCGTTCTATGGCTCCTACATGCTGGTAGCGGAAAAACCCTAGAAGGCGTGCCCGAGGTAGAGCAGCCACAGGACGCCGTAGACGGCCGCCGCGCTGCCTGCGATCAGAACGAAGAGCGTGAAGTTGTCGCTGTCGCGGTTCGGGCGCTTCATAGCCAAGGTTTAGCCGATGCCCTTTCTGTCGGCTAGAGACCTATCCCGATGCGCATTGCGAGCGAGCCTTGGCGCTGGCTGGTACCGCCTCCAGAGGCCGGGACCACCAGTTCTAGCGCCGCTGGGTTCGTATAGCCCCCGTCATTGGTGAAGGTAATGCTGTGCGTCCCTGGGGCGGACGGCGTGAAGGTGAAGGTGAGCCCGTTCGACCCGGCCGGCATGCTTTGGGGGTTGAGTGTCCAGGTGCCGCCCTTGTCGCTCGCCGCCGTGATGTTACTGATCGCCTTCGGATAGCCAACCGCCTGCACGAGGAAGTCCACCGGGGTTCCGATGGCGTAGGGGCCGGCGGTCTGGGTAGAGGATATCAGCGTCAGGACCGGCGGCCACACCTCGGAGTCCGCCGCTGACAGGTTCGTCCCCGAGACCTTGGCCCAGGCCCCGTTCGCACCTTGGTTCGGGTTTCCGCTGTTCCAGGTCGCAGCCACGCCGACACAGAAGTGGGACGGCTGCGTACCGCCCAACGGGGCCTCGCCGTTCGCGCCGATATAGGCGGCGTCGAATTTGTCGCGAATGGTGCTGTCGTTGAGGTCGAGGGCGACGCCAGGGTGCAGCCAGTAATAGCCCAAGAGACCCGTGAAGGTCGATCCGAGTTGGCCTTGCGTCGCGCCATCCCAGTTCAGCACACCACCACTGGACCAGGTTGAAGCTGCGGTGTTGTCCGCTACCCCGTCCACATAGACGATCAGGCCCGCCGAGGATGTGGCCTGCGACAGATCCACCGACATGAGCACGGTGTGGAGCGTGTTGTTGTCTACCGGCGTCGCCGCCAGGTTGACAATCATGATGTTGGAGTTCGCCGAGTTGGTGAGCGTAACCCGGATCTTCTTGGTGGAGTTCAGCATCTGAACCGAGACACGGCCGATGTTGGACGGATTGGTGAACACCAGCGTATTGTCTGAAGAGATGGTGTTGAGCTTGTACTGGAACGCCAGCGTGAGCTTGCTATTGTCGGTAGAGCCATAGCCTCCGGCCGCCGTCTGGCGCCAAAGGCTGTCGCTGCTCCACTGGTTGAGAGGAAAGGCCACGGTGCTCTCCGTTCCGAGACGCCAGGTAAAGCTCTCGCTGCCGACGCTGAAGGTCTTGTTGAGGGTGACAGCGCCCGCGGAACTGCTCGTCGCGCGGACCTGAAGGAACTTGCCGTCCGTGACGCTCCCGGTGGAGGATGACCACGACGTGGCGTTGGTACCGCTGGTATCGTCTGCCGAGCGCCACTCGACACCCGAGCCGGGGGTTATCGTCCTGGTGGTCTTGCCGGCGTGGATATAGCCCCACTCGCTGGTCACCAGCGTGTTGAGCGCCTGGTCCAGCTTGTCGCGAATGCCGACGTAGGACGGCAGATCGGTGTAGGGCTTGCTGTCGGTAGACCAGCGGGCGCGGAAGGTCGAGATCGTGTCACCCGACCGCACAGCGCCGTAGTCGGCATAGGCCGACTTGGGCGTGAAGGTCGAGATCACCTCGCTATCCGTGTCGATGACGCTCCAGTCCGCCGGTTGGTTGAAGCCAGTGTTGTAGGACGAAGCGGACGCGCCGGTGGGCAGGATGAGGTTCGGCGTGTGAGATGCATCCACCTCGGCGCGGTAGATCATCCGCTCGCCGATGTTGTGACCGATGAAGTTCTTGCCGGCATAGTTGGGATCGTTGACCACATCGAATGTGGACGCGTTCACGGTGGAGGCTGGCTTGCCGGTATTCGGGTTGGCGTAGAGCTCGTTCTGCCTGGCCGTATTCCGTGTCGGAATCGTCAGGACCGTATTGCGGTAGACATACGCATAGGCTGATCCGCGCGTGCCTTCGTTGTTTAGGCAGACCCCTTTGTCTGAGATGCGCGAGAGCAGCAGATTGTCCACGACGAGGGGCGCGACGAAAGGATAGCCCAGCGGAACGTCACTGAGGAACACGCGCTGCGGCTGGCCTCGATAATTCTCGCCGTAGTAGGCGATATTCCCAGCCAGGACGAGATTGGTAATCGGCGTCGTGCTGTCGCCGCTGCCCGTGTCGGCGCTGAAGATCTGGAACAGGTCGGCGTGCGGGTTCTCGGGGTCTTGCGGCTGACACCAACCGGAGTTCTCAAACAGGTTCCCGGTGATGTCGAGAAGCTGAATGGGCGTGAAGGACCCGCCGGGGAAGCAGACGAGGATGCTGTCGGCGTAGGAGCGTCGGAAGTTGTTGTTGCGGATCTTGTACGTGCCGCCGCCCGCCAACAGAAGGACGAGCTGCGTGCCGTTGTCCTCGAAATCGCAGTTCTGGATGGTCAGGTCGCCGGTCGCATACGACGAGGTGTTGCGGAAACCCGTGGTGTAGACGTAGAAGCCGTTGGTCACCGGCCAGTTGGAAGTTGCCCCGTCCCCGATCTCGGCAATGTACTTGTTGCCGGCATTCGTCGGGTCGAGATCCGCCCAGCTGTCAGGCCCGTAGCCCGAGCGGATCTTCAGGTTATCGAGGACGGTCCCGCCAAGGTTCCCCGTGGCGTACTCGAACATGTACGACTTCACCTGACCATCTACGGCCGGGTTCCAGTTCATCTGGATCGTGAAGTCCTGGAACGTGATGCCGGGCTTCTGGACCTTGATCGATGCGATAGTCGCTGCCCGCGTCTGGCCGCGGATCGTGATCGGAGAAGCCGTTGTGCTCGGCACGGTGAGGTGCGTGAACGTGCCCGTCGTGGTCAGTTCGAGCACATCGCCCGCCACGCACGCGGCGAGTTGCGTGACGAAGCTGGCGTCGTCGGTGGCCTGCCGGACTGTCATCGGCTGGCCTTAGGTTTCGCCGTAGCCGCGCTTCGGGCGGACGAGATACTTGCCGTTCATCGTGTTGGCGGAGATCAGCAGGCGAATGTTGGTCGCCCGGCCGTAGGTCGCGCCGCAGAAGGCAAAGCCGGTGAAGGTGGTATATTCGCCCGTGTTGGCGATGCCATCGGCCCGCCAGCGGATCACGGTGGCCTCGTTGCCGCTCGTGGGGGTGACGATATCGAAGGTGATCCGGCCGGATTTGTTGGCCGCGCCGTTCATGTTCGACGTGATCTGGGCGCTTGTCGCCGTCGTGTGCGCCGTCACCGTGTTGCCGGTCCCGGTGAGCGCCTGGTTATACATGTAGTCGTAGTCAGCCGCGCCGGACTTGTAGGTCCCGCCGCTGTCGTGGCTGGTGCGGAGCGAGATGTTGCCGTTGCCGGCCTGGCCGAAGTCCCAGATTTCCACTTCGTAGGCCCGAACGCCGGTCGGGTCGTTCGGCAAGGTGATGTCTACCTGCGTCACGCCCGCGAAGGTCGTGGCCTCCGTGTAGACGACGCCCGCGAGCTTCTTGCTGTTTTCCTTGATGCGTCCGGTGACGTTGAACAGGGCGGCGTCGGCAGTCCAGCTGTCGGCCTGGGTGCCGTTCCAGCCCCCAAGGCGGCCCGTGCCCCCGGTGTTGTCCGGAGAGGCGTCCCCGGTCTCCCAGTAGGTGATGCCGCCCGAGCCGCGGATCTGGACCCGCGAGTTGGTGAAATCCTTGCTGAAGGTGGAGCCGTCAGAGCCCACGGCGGGAACGTCGTCGATGCTGTCCAGCACGTTGTTCGAGGCGTCGAGGATCGCGACGTCGTAGTTGGCCGAGGCGCAGAAGATTTGCGGCGCCCAGCCGTCGCTGTCCGCCACCACGGGATTGGTGAGCGGCGTGGTTAGGCCGGTGTCGCTGTAAAGGCTGGCGAGCGTGGTGGTGTTTGCGTTGTAGACCCGAACCTTGCCGCCATTGACGACGACATTTGCCGCCGTGGTCACGCGGAACACAGGGGGAAGGAGTGACGCCATTCAGGCCTCATGCGAAATGCCGCGCAGAAGCCGCGCGGGTGTGGTAGGGGTGGGTTGTGAGAGACGACGAAATCCGCTGGGAACTCGGCGAGCGCGTGATGGCCTCGAACGGGTTCGTCCCCGGTCTGTTTATCTTCGTGTACGCAGCCGTGATCGGCTGGAAGTGGACGGCTAGGGCTGTGCGAAGGGGTTGGCTGGCGGTGCGGCCCGTGCCCCGCCTGCGACTCCCGCCGCCCTTGAAAGCTTTGCCGCCACCTGCTGATAGAGTTCCCTGGCCGCTGGATCGTTAGCGGCCTCTTCCGCCAAGGCAGCGAGAAGCTGGCGCTGTTCCTGCCCGGCGATGCGTTCGTTCAGCAGCCGGTTGGCAATCTCAACGGCGCGCGGGCTATAGGCCGCCGCCGTCCCGCCAATCGTAGCCGCCATGGGCAGGACGGATAGCGGATTGGACAGAGCCGCAGCCCCGCCCCCGCCCGAAATCGCCATCTGCGCAACGCGCCGGCCGGTCCCGCTGTCCGGCGTCTTGTTCGACAGGATGCGCTCGCCTGCCAGCGCCAGGTCCTGGTTCAGAACCTCGCCTCGAGCGATGCCCCGACGACGGATGCGCTTGTCACCGGAGCTGATCGCAGCGGCGAATTGCTTGGGCGTGAACACCCCGCCCTCCGCCCCTCGGGTCGAAGCGGCTTTTTCCGCCTGCGCCAGGGTCGCCCATCCGCGGTCGATGGCGGCTTTTTCAGAGGCGAACTTGGGGTTCTGCCGCACGGCGAGGTTGGCCAGGGAATCGCGAACGGTCTTCAGCGCCTCAGTCATAGCGACGTGATCAGGGTCGGCGGAGCCTGAGTAACGGTTGATTTCGAAGTCCAGGCCGGTTTCGATCTGCTTGAAGCGCTTGCCGTCGATCACCCCGCCGTCTGCCGCCGAGATGCTGGTGACGCGCTTGTCGAGGATGCGAGCAAGATCCTTCTGCGCGCCCTCGCTCATGGTCTCGGCGGTCGGGCCGATCTTGCGGACGTTGGCGACGAAGCGGGCGTCTGGACGGATCGTCCCCTCGGGTAGCACCTTCTTGTAGGCGGCCGAGAGCTTGTCCCCGGCGTACTTCACCGACGCCGAGCCCGGCGCAACCGTGTCGGGCACGGTCTCGCCGATGGGCTTCAGGGCGCGGTTCAGGACGGCGCGGTTGAAGCTCTCCTGCCCTTCCGTCTGGCGCGCGACGATGCGGTCTCCGCCGAAGGGTATGGAGGTTGCGGCCTCTTCCGCGGTCTTCGCGACCTTGCCCCGCATCTGACCGTGGGTTAGCTGCACGCCCTCGCCAGCCAATAGGGCAACGTCCCTGTCCACCGGCTTCGGCGCCTTTGCCGTACGAGGCGTAGCAAGCGCTCCACCCGCAGCACCGAGACCCAACGTCACCGGGTCGCGAGCGGCCCTAGACGCGGCTCCCAGGCGCTGGCGGGCCGTCCCACGGTCAGCGGCGGCATAGGTGGCCGCCTGAAGCCCCGCGGTCGTGGCTCCTCGGGCCATATTGGCGGCCATGGAGCCTTGCGCGAACAGATTGGCCGTGTTGCCCGCTGGCACAGCCGCAGTCGCCGCCATGCCCGTTCCGCGCGCCAGGGCTGCGGCGCGGGGGCGGTCGGCCGCATAGCTGTCTTCGATCTGGCGTTGCTCCGCCATCGAGCGCTTGAAGTCTCCGACCACGCCGGACACAGGGGTTTTGCCCGAGATGACGTTCCCGGCCGTCTTGAACCCGGCCGCCATCTCGTCGCCCACGCCCAGGCCACGGTTGAAGTTCGCCATGGCGCCGGTGACTTCGCCGAACAGGTTGCGCTTCGGCGCTGCCCTCTGCTGGGCATAGGTCCGCATTGCGCGGTCCACCACGGACGGGTCGGTCCCATCCGGGAACTCGTGGATCTGACCATCGGCGGATTGGGCGCGGATGCTCATTTGATGCGATTGCCTTGCGCGTCGTAGCGGATGACGTTGCCTTGCGCGACCGTCGGGGCGGGGCGTGGAGCGAAGGGGTTGGTCACGTTGGCGGCCAACGGCCCGGCGCGCCCCATGGCGCCCTCGAACGCGGCCTTGCGGACTTCGCGCTTCTGGGCGGCAGTCGCAGGCCCCTCGCCGAAACCAGGGAAGTAGGTGCGGGGAGCGTCGCGGCCCTCCTGCATGTTCTGCCCCGCCCCGGTCATGGCCTTCAGTTGAGCGTCTTGGAACGCGCGCTCCGCCGCCCGGCCACGGTCTGCCCTGTCGTCGCGGATCAGGGGAGCGAGGCCGCCGATCACCGGCGTGTCCTCGATGGCGCGGGCGAACGAGTTGATCGGGCCGCCCGGATTGTAGCCGTCGCGAACCGCCTTCTCGTATTGTTGTTCGGAGACGGACATGAGCTTGGCGTAGGTCAGGGACTTGCCCATGTCCTCGGTCGGCTTGCCGGCGTTGGTCGTCTGGGCGGTCTTCGATGGGGCGGCCGGAACCCACTTGCCGTCCACGAGCATCAGGCGCTCGCCGGTCTTTGGGTTCACGGCGTAGTGCGCACCGGCCATCGCCTATTTCTCCATCACGAAACCGGGGGGAAGGTTGGGGATTCCGCCACCACCCGAACGCCCACCGCCTGCACGGGCACGGGACGGCGCAAAGGTCTTCGGATTGCGGCCGATCACCTGCTTGGTCTCGGGGTCTACCGCGACGCCGCCGTTGCCGATAACCACGGGGCGCATGTCCGGCTCGACCCCGCCCGCTTTCTGGCCGGTGCGCATGTCCATCACGTCGTAGCCGCCATTGCCGCGGTTGATGACCTGATAGTGCTTCTGAACCTCGCCCGCGAAGAGGCCGAGTTGATCGTCCGTCAGTTGCTGCTCGGTCAGGCCGGCGAACGGCGTAGGGTCGATGCCGATCTGTTGGAAGATCGGAAGCGACTGCTGCAGGGCGGCGGCGCGTTGCCCGGCAGGGACCGAGCGGAGGCCCTCAGCGATCTTGATCAGCGCTTGTGCTTGCTGCGCCTTCATTTTGGTTTCGCGGTCCTGCTCGATGTTGCCGCGCTCGTAAGCCCGGTCGTCATCGGCCTGCTGATCTGCCGTCATCCGCCGGGATTGGTCGATCATGCCGCCACCCGCGAAAGTCTTGGCCGCGCCGACACGATCCCCGCTCGCGAGCTGCCGACCCGCGCGAACCGTGGTGATGCGGTCGGTGACGCCCTGCTGGCGATCGAACCCGCGATCAAACGCGTTCTCGCCCGTCTCCAGGGGATCTTGGAAATAATTCCGAGCCATCTACCAAGTCCCCCTTGCCCAGTTTCCGGTGAGAGCCGGCGTGCTAGAGCCGCCACCGCCTCCACCCCAGTTCGCGAAGAGGTTCGATGCTGTGCCCGCCAGGGAGCCCACCATCCCGCTGTTGGCGTTCGCTCGGGCATAGGCGGCATCCGCCTGGTTGTTCGCCTGGGAGCCGTAGATCCCGGTTTGCTGGTTGGCGTTGTTCGTCACCGCGCCGGAGACGTTGCCCGCTGCGCCCACGCCAATCCGCGTCAGGTCGAACAGGTTGCCGATGCGAGTGTCTTCGCGGCCGGTCTGATAGCTGCGGTCGGTGTTGAAGTTCCGGTCCCCGCGGTCGGTGCCATACTGCCACAACGACGTGTCGTAGGCGCGCTGATTATTGTACTGGTTGTTGGCGTTGTTGTAGAGTGTGTTCTGACGCGCAAACCAGTTGTTGTATTCCTGGCTGGCAAGGTCGGACGATAGCGTTGCGAGCGACTTGGCGGCGTCGCCGGAGCGCAGCTTGCCGCGAACCGCCGACTTGGCGTTCACCCCATCGAGCGCCTGGTTGCGGCGGTAGGCGGCGCCCGGATCGGCTTCGAAGTTGGAGAAGAACGAGTTCAGGTCCGGAGCTGCGCCAAACGAGGTCGGCGGAGCCTGCGCGTCCGGCCGGGCTGCGTTCATCAGGTTCGGAGCCGCGTTCGGGTCCTGCGCAGCGGGGGTTTGTGGAGCCTGAGACGCGACCGGAGCCGCGTTCGGGACGGGGCGGTCATGGAACGTCTGGGCGTGATACTGCCCGTAGTCCATCGCATCGATCTTGCCGTCAGCGTTCATGTCGCCGATGGCGTTCGGGTCTATGGACACGACACGTTGGGCTTCGGCGGCGACGTCAGGGTTCTGGGCGAGGTAGGCGGCGTAGTCGGGCTGGTTGGCCTGCGCGGGCGCTTGCAGCGGCGAGGTGCCAGCCGGGCCACCGTAGGTCTTGGCCCCACCTGGGGCGGGGTCGAAGCCGGCGGCGATCCGCGGCGGGGCTGCGGCAGGCGCACGATTGACGTTTCCCGAGGCGTCATAGCTCAGCGCCGGAGCGGGGGCCTGCCCAGTGACGCCCTGCCCACCGATGCCGAACTGCTGGAGGAGCGCCGCATAGGACTGCTGTCCGCCATTGATGAAGGGCTGGTTGAGGCCGGTGATGCGATCCAGTGCGGCTTGCTGGGCGGCAATCTGCTTGTCCGTGGCCGCGTCCTGCGCCTTCAGCGCCTTGTTGGAAGCCTTCTTGGCCTGCGACGCACCGTAGACGGTGGCGGCCCCGCCAATGACTGCGGCTGCGACTACTGGCATTGCGGCATCCTCTGGCGGGCGGGCGAGACTTCCCAGGCGCTACGGGTCAAAACCCACGTGCGGAGTTCGGCGGCGAGTTGCGGGACGTGATGAAAGGCGCTCGCCGGGGCGAAGCGAAACGAGAGCGGCGGCTGAGACCGACGATTGCCACGCACCTCGTGCGTCACTACGAGGTCAGCGCCGGCAGAGAATATGCGGCTGAAGGCTTGCTTGGCGGCGCTAGCTACTTCGCGGCCCCAGCCCTCGGGGGTGTACATGGTGTGCAGCTCGTAGACCCTTCCCAGGCCATCCAGGCGGATGAAGATGAAGCCGCCATGCTCCGAGGCCAGCGGCGTGACGGTCGGGTTCGTGACCACTTCGGACAGGTCGAGTTCGTGGCCTAGCGTCACGTGCGGCTTGACCTCGGGGTGCTCACAGATTGCGTTCCAGAAGGTCGGATCGCGTTCCTCGCGGATCACGCGAACACGTCCCAGAAGGCGACCGTCCCCCGGCCATCCGGCTCCGACACCGGCCCGAACGGCAGACGTTCCCGCGTTGGGAACGCCACCTCCCACCAGGCCCGCATGTAGCGGGTCGGCGAGCGGTCCTGCTCCACCAGGGGCGTATTGGAGACGATGGGCTGGAGCGCACCCTTCTGGGCGCATTGCAGCCGCATCGCCAGGGAGGCCTTGCCCCCCTCGAACAGCACGATGTTGCGGACGCTCATCGGCGGAACATGTTGTTTACTGGCGGGACAAGCCGACTACCAGGCTCGACGTCCCTAAAGTAGTTCTGGAGCTGTGCTCCACTTCTGTATTTCAGATTGTCGGGCGACGCGAAGAAGATCCACTTACCGTCAGGCGTCTCTACCCAGTTGCCGCCCGTCTGCTGTTTTCCGCTATACTGACTTTCGGCGCTGAAAGTGGGGTGGTTGGGCTTCTTCCACGTGTCGGGAAGGTGGCCGTTACCCGCCTCTTGGGCGTTCGCCCTCCAGGCCCCGCGAAGGTCGTAATCGTCGATGTTTTGCAGGTTGCGCGGCAAGCGAGCTCGCCACTGCTGGAAGTTCGCCTCCTCTTGCGGTGACAGGCCGGTGTTGAATTGGGCTGCGAACGGATTAGGGGACATTGAAGGCAACCCCGGAAACCCGCCTGACAACCGGATCGGAGATCAGGAACTTGAGCCAGTAGCCGCGCGGAGCTCTTGCGGTCCCCAGCGACGCCCAGCGGGGCTGCTTGGCATAGTCGCCCGTCGCCCCCAGGCCCCGCTCCCGCGCATCGCCGTAGGTCTTCGTCCCGTCCGACGAGATCTGCAGGACCACCTTCGGGTCACTGCCCTGCCCCGCCCGAGGCGAGCCCCCGACCTCGCAGTGCAGCTCCACGTTGGCGACAGGAATGCTGCGCTCCTTCGTCTCGATGACGGCGCAGAACTCCATGGCGAAGGTCGCGCCGGCGTCGCTCAGAAGGTCGGGGTCGAGCCGGTAGATCTGATTGCTCAGAGCGTCGCGCGCCAGCACCGCCCCGGCCTGGTTGCAGAACAGGTCCGCGCGCCAGTAGCTCAGCGTCGCGCTGGTGGCCGTGGTCCAGCGCTTGGAACTCAGGTCGTAGAGCCAGGTCGAGCCTGCCCCCAGCGTCAGGACGTAGACCGGATGTTGGTCCTTGATGAAGAACGAGGCGCGCACGTCCGCCGCAGCCGTTCGGCGAACCTGTTCGGCCAGTCCGCTATCGGAGATGACAGACGGCTCCCCGCCTGCCGTCATGCGAACCGAACCGTCCGCGTCCACGAAGATCAGCGTTCCGCGGCAGTTGACCGCGGCGAACAGGGACAAGCACCCCACGTCGAACTTAAGCCCGCCCACAGGCTCCAGAGGTGATGTGGCGTCTCCAGTGACGCGCCAGCCCTCAAGCGTGCTCTCGCCGAGAAGCCAGATGATCTCGCCGACGACGCGGGCGCCCTTCAGCTTGTCCGGCGCATACTCGGCCGAGGCGAATTGCAGGGCGTTCCACGTCGAACCGGCGGGCTCGATGTAATAGGCAGCGTCGGTCCCCGCTTCCGTCGCCACCCAGTAGCCCGAGATATGCTGGACGGAGGTCGCCCCGGCATTCCCACTGTCGGGGAAGGTCTCTTGAACAACGGTGTTTGTGACGCCCTCCACGAGATAGAGGGCGTTTCCGGTGGCGATACGGGCGACACTGTTGAGATCGGCGTCTAGCGCCGCGTCGATGTCCACCAAATCGTCGCCGGCCACGGTCCCGGAGAGCGCCGTAACGGAACCGGTCGTGCTCACGCGGTAAAGGGTCGTCGAGGCCAGGATCAGGGCGTCGTCGTCGAACAGCCCTTGCTTCTGGAACACGCAGCGGATGGGCGCCGTGCCCACGGTCTTGTAGGCCTCGAGGCCGAAGCGGGCGATGAGCGCGATAGGCTCGGAACCGCTCGTCGGGTCGGTCTCCACCAGCACGTTGCGAGCGATGGCCTCGGGGAACCCCGTGCGCTTGGAGGCGGCGAAGACCAGGGACGCGGACGGCACTAGATCAAGCCCTCTTCCCGCGCGTGCTCGATGCAGTGGTTCTTGCTGAACAGCAGGGTATCGATCAGGCTCGCGACGACGGACGCCCACACCCGCCCGCGATAGGACAGCGCCCCAACTCTGGCCGAGAACGAGTAGCGGGGATTGCCGCCGGTCAGGGCGTTGAGGAGGTGCGAGAAGCCGGAAACGACTGTCTTGAGGTAGTTCAAGGCCAGCCCTCCTCTAGGTCGATGTTCAGCAGGGCGTCACGGGTCTCGACGGAGCGAGCCAGATCCTTCAGCCGCCACCAGTTGCGCTGGGCGAGATCGGCTTGCGTCAGCAGCGCCGCCATGCGCGCCAGGGCGTCGTTGGGGCTGATCTGGTACATGCGGTTGGAGGTGCAGCGGATCAGCGTTCCCGCCTCCACCACATCCCCGTAGCCGAGGGCGATCTTCAGTTGGCAATCCACCACCAGGCCGAGCCAGTTGGTGCGATCCAGCACGTTGAGGCACTGGAGGCGTTCAGGCTCGGGTTGGTCTGGAAGGTCGGCGGTCAGGAAGCCTTGCGCCAAGTGCGACTGATAGCGGGCGTCTATCCGCTCCAGCAGCCTGTCGCGGAGCGGCGAGGCCGGAGCGAGCGGGCGCACTAGTAGAGGGCGACGATATCGGTTGCGGTCGTCCCGGTGGACATGACCTTCGTCACCTGAACCGGAAGGATGCCCACCGGGACGGCCTTGAGGGTCACCGCAGCGGTATCCCCGGCGAAGATAACCGCCACATCACCGGTCACGCCCACGTAGAGCGCCCTCGTCTGCGGCAGGATGGTGGCATCACTCTTGGTTACGGCCGCTCCTCGATAGGCGGGGGCCGTGTCTGTACTGCGTCCAGCCATGGGGCGCTCCTAGCAGTCGGGTTGGAAGAAGACCGACGCGGACTCTTCGTCGTAGGAGGAGAGCTGCGCATAGAGCTGCGCGGCCCTCTCTTCGATCTTCTGAGCCTTGGCCGGATTGATGAGATGGAGGTCGTAGGGAAGCGCCAGACGGGCCGCGAGGCCGTACTGGATCACCTCGACCCACTCCTGCGGAACGTCGAAATCATCGTCCAGCGCGTCGAGATCCTCGATCACGCGGAGGTAGGTGTAAGGGATGGTGGTGGAAGCGGCGATTGTCGCGTCTGGAACCGGCCAGACGTAGAGGATGCGCGCAGCCCGTTGGGGGTCGAAGTAGACTTCCAGCGGGGCGCCCGTGGAGAACTTGTTGGCGCGGTCGAGGTACTCCTGACGGCCGATCACCGCGATTGGCGTATCGTTGGTCGCTGTTCCGGTTCCGGTCCTGCGACGCGCGGACATCACCTTTCGGGCCGCGGATAGGGTATAGGAAGCAGTCGAGGCGATCAGGGTGACTGTGCCCTCCGTCTCCAGCCACAGCTTCGGATCTGGGTCCGCGCTCCAGGTCTTCACCATGAGGTTGGCTGCCTTCAGCGCGGCGCTCATGTCCGCGGCTTCCGGCGTATCGCCCCGAGCAATGGCCCCCACCATGACAAGAGCCTCGGTGGCGGCCTCGCGGAGCGTCTGGCTGAAGTTCGTGGAGCCTGACGTCGCCATTTAGAGATCCGCCGGAGTTACGTCGGAGGGGTCACGGAACGTCCAGGTGGGTTCAGGACGCGCCCACGGGACGCGCCCCTCCTCCATTACACGCGGGCTTTGGCCCTCTTGCGGATGGCGCTGGGTCTCCTCGCCGACGAAGCGGCGGTTGACCCGATAGCCATTCCACGTCTTCACCGTCTCGGAGGCCCAGCAGGTCATGCCGCTGAAGTCACAGACAACCTTCCAATCCCCGGGACGCTGTCCGCTCGTGCTCATTAGGAATCGGCCGCCGGCAGGACGTAGCCCGTGGCGCCGGCCACGCCGCTCTCGCGGTTTTCGAAGAAGCCGAAGCCCGAGGACGCGGTGACCAGCACTTCGCCAGCCGTGTCGGCGGTCTGGACGTAGTTGCGGGCGATAATGCCGCTGTTGGTCGAGCCGTCCGTGGTGATCAGGGCGCCGCCGGTCGCCGTGTCGGTGTTCAGGCGGTAGAGGCGATTTTCCTCCATGCGGAGTGAGGTCACCACCTTGCCGGTCGCAATCGCCATGACGCTGGCGACGTTGTTGTTCACGCCGAGGTTCAGGTAGTTGTTGGTGAACGTGATATCCGCGTTCGTGCCGTCCATCTTGATGAAGCCGAGCGTCGCCAGGTCGGGCTCCACCCACTTGCATCCGTCGATATAGAGACCGTCTGCGTCGTTCGAGGTGGCGTTGGTGTCCACGACGTTCAGGAAGTTCATGTTCGTGGCCGTGGCCTTGATGGAACAGGCCTCCAGCGTGAAGAACTTCGCCGCGGTCAGCGTGAAGACGCTCACGATGTCGGCGAAGTTGGCCGTGAAGATGATGTTGCGGAACGCGACGTTGGCCGCGGAAACGGTGATGGTCGCAGTCGCCGCCGTGTCCAGGGTGATGGTGGGTCGCGATGTGCCCACGCCAAGGCCGATGATCGCCACGCCGGCCACGTCGGCAGCAATGCCGCCCGCCGCAGAGACGGTCTCAGCATGGCCCGGCTTAACGAGGATGATGTCGCCGCGTCCCGCCACGCACTGGCCGATGGCGTAGTCGATGGTCGAGAACGGGCTGTTGAACGTGCCCCGGTTGCCGTCAGAGCCGCCGCGCTGGCCCTCGAGCAAGGTGGTAGCGTTGGACACCCAGAACACCTTGCCCGGATGGGTTTGGGTGATCGGGAGGCCGCGAATGGTCACCCCATTCGGAAAGCCGTTGGGGAAGGAGGATTGCAGAGCCATGATGGGTCCTTCTCTGAACCGCGGTGCGGTCAGGGTCTGAAAGCTTCAGAGTTCGGGAAAAGGGAGGCCCGCCCCACGATGGAGGCGGGCCGGTAGCGAAGGCTTAGGCGCCGCCGCCGTTCGAGTAGACGCCGCGGAAATCAACCCAGTTGGTCGAATACCGCTCGTAGACGCTGTACTTCAGGTTCTTCGTGTCGAAGTCGTTGTCTTCGTCGAAGATGGCCTCTTCACGTTGGAAGAAGACCGGACCCTGTTCGGCGTCCGTCCGGACGAAGAACGCGTCGTCGTCGTCGAAGTAGTGGCTGACCTTGGCGCCATCCTGGAACAGCCCCATCGAACGCAGGGCGTTTATGGCGTTGTTCGCGGTGTCGTTCTGGCCGAGCGACTTCAGCACGCGCGCAGCCTCGAACATGAGACTGGTCGGGATGTGAAGGCTCTTCGGTTGCAGCGCCGCCGGCAGACCCACATCGTCCTTCGCGTTGGCGATCTGGATGCAGATGTCCTCCAGGGAGGCTTCCGAGAAGTCCGCCGCCGTGGTCAGTCGGTTGGACTGCGAGCCGCCCGCGCTGGTCGGGTGGTCGGTGGCGCACATCACCTTGCCGTCAGCGCCCAGGTAGGAGCTGTTGTGGGCGCGGTTGTACTGGTTGGCCGCGACGGTCTCCTTGGTGACGCGCGCAGCCTTCTTCAGCATGGTCGCGCCCTTCAGGGCCTTGGCCTTGTACTGGTTGTCGCGGATCGCCTCAAAGGTGATCATGAACCCCGAGCTGTACGCGGTGTGCGTCGTGCGCGTGGTCAGGCCTTGCGAGGTGTTCTGATAGATGGTCGGATTGCCCTCGGTCTTCACCGAAAGCAGCCCAAGACCAGGCATCAGCTGATCTTCCTCGTACTGCTTGTCCGAGGACACCACCTCGAACAGGTCGCGATATTCGAAGGGGTGGTCCTTGTAGGTACCCCAGATGACCCGCAGGCCAGGCTTCAGGAGCTTGGCAGCGTTGCCGGTTGAAAATGCGGACATGTGCTTTGCTCCCTACACGCCGATGAGTTGGTCGACGAGGCGGTGACGGTTGATCCGCACGAGCCAGCGATTGGCGAGGCCAATGGACAGGTTCGGGCGATTGATCGGCGCCACGATCTTGCAGACCAGCGTGTTCGTGGTCGCCTCGGTCGTGTTGTCGAGAACCGTACCGGAGAGCCCCGTGGTGGTGCTGCCCGCGACGACCGAGAGCGACACGTTCATGCCGACGTCGTTCAGGGTGAACGGGGTCCCGGAGTTGCCCTCCTGAACCTCGTACAGCATGTTGGGGTCAGTGCAGACCAGCAGGCGGCGGAGCGTCGAGGCTGCGCGATAGGGAAGCGAGGCTTCCGTGTCCGCCAGCACCGCAACCACGACGCCGTCAATGATGTCGGTCGTCGCGGCGATCACGCAGTCGGGGTACATGACCCCGTTGACGGTCTGCCCAGTGCCGTTGCCGGTCTTGGTGACAGCGTCGCCAACATAGATGGCGGTACCATCGCCCGCCGGGGTCGTGAAGACCTCCAGAGAGCCGGAGTGGTAGCCGCCAACGGTGCGCACGGGCCGAAGCCCGAACGGAGCGTTTGCATTTGCCATGATGAAGATCCTTGGGCCTTAGCCCGAGTGTTCGATGGTGCTCTTGACCGCGGGCGCGTACTGGTTTTCCAGTTGGCCGGTCGGGTCGGCAGAGCGACGGATGACGTCTTCCACGGCTTTGCGGGCTTCTTCGCGATCCGCGACGCCGTAGTTGAACTCGTGTTCCGGGGTCTCCATCAGCACCGCGTGCATGGGAGCCCCCTCCTCGGTCCGCCCCGCATGGCGGGTGATCCGCGTCCCCTGGCTGTCCGTGCGAGCCTTTCCTTCACCGGCTCGGTCGTTGACCATGGTGTAGCCCAGCGCCTCCATCTTCATGAGACGGTTGGGATCGCCGTTGACGAAGCGGCGGACGTAGCCGGGCCGCTGTTCGGCCTCCAGCTTCAGCGAAAAGCCTCCGACAGAGGTGCGGGGACGACGACGGGCGGGCGGAACGGCTTCAGTTGCCTTGGCGACGTCGTTCATCAGCGCTTCTCCTCTGCGAAATACTCTTTCGCGTAGTTTTCCTTGGTGATCGACTTCGACTGCTTCATCAGGTCCAGGCACATGTCCTGGTGCTCCCGCGGCATGTCGGAGAACGATTTCCCGCCCTGGCGGCGGATGACGGTGCCAGACCCCTCGACGGCGCCAGGAAGGCGGCGGTTGGGGTTTTCCGGCTTGGCGAACAGGCCGGGGAATTTCTCGCGCATCCGGCGATCAACTTCGGCGATCTGCGCCTTCCCGGTATAGCCCTCCTCGAACACCTTCTTGCCGATGGCGTCACAGGCGGCGGAATGGGCCTCATCGGTCCCGTACCAGGGGTTGGCCTCTCGCCAGGCGGTGAACTCGGACGGCTCCTCGGGAAGGTCTGCAACCTCTTCGCGGACCTCCTTTTCGAGCGCAACGATGTCCTTGGTGACGGACTTGACGTTCTCGACGTCGCCGGCCTCGGCGTACTGCGCCAACTCGGCCTGCAACTCGCGGGAGCGCTGTTCGTAACCGTCCTGACGGGCCTTGCTAATGTGCTTGATCGAAGCGTTGACGGCCTTCTTGAGGCCCTTGATCTCGTCTCGCGCATCCTCCAGCGACTTGCGCATGGAGGGCAGCACTTCGCCGGCCGCTTTCAGGATGAAGTCGGGCGCATCGATCCAGTCGGCCGGATCGCCCTTCCATTCGTCCTTGCCGGCCCAGCCGATCTTAGACGCCGTCGCCTCGATCTGAGACTTTGGGGCGGGTTCGGCGGGGGCCTCAGCTTTGGGCTCGGGCTTTTCCTGCGCTGCCGGAGCTTCCTCGGCGGCGATGGCGGCCTCGGCCTCTGCGATGAGGGATTCGTCGGTGGCGTCGCTCATTGGGCTTCCTCGATGACGGCCAACAGGTCCTTGTCGTTCATGACGACGTAGTCCTGTCCGTCAGCGCCCTTTTCGCGGGCGCCGCTGTACTGGGCGAACAGCACGTGGTCGCCGGGCTTCGGCTTCCGCGCGGCGTCACCCCATTCCGAGAAGGCGTTCTCGCCTGCCGCAATGAAACGCGCCTTGGTCGCTGCGTACTTGGCCTTGTCTCTGACCGCCTCGGGCTTGATGATCCCGCCCGCAGTCCGCTCCTCCTCCACATCCGGCTTCACGAGGATGCGCAGGTCCACCGGCACTAGGCCGCTGGTGTTTTCCATGGGTGCTCTTCGGCTGGTGCTGAGCCCGGTTTCTGGCGGGCTATCTGCTTCTACTGCGAAGCGGATTCTGGTATGCTGGCGCTGTGTCTGAGCAGCCTGATATTGACCGCATTGCTCGCCTTGTCTGGGAGCGGCAACGCGACGTTCACTTGGATCGGGGCGTCATCTTGTCCCGATGGGAAGACGAGGCCGAAGAGCTGCGCGAAGACTGGCGCAATATCGTCCGGTGGGTTCACGACGCCTCGGTCCCGAGCGCCGCCTTCATTCCCGCAAATCTTGCTTACCTTCTAGAGGAGCGCCGCAACCTCAAGCCCGGCGAGTGGCAGGTCGTGCCCCGCGGGTCGCTCGGATAGGCGCTACTGCGCGCCGGATTCCGTCTCTTCGTCGGCCTCGGCCGGGATCTCGTAGAAGTCTCTAACCGTCGACCATTCCAGGGTCGAAAGCTCCAGCATCAGGAGCGATTTCACCTGGCTGTTCGGCGACATCGAGACCCCCCGGCCCCAGTCCGCCATCATCTGCTGGCGCTGGTCCTCCAGAAATTGGAGGAACGGGGCCGTCGCCCGGCTGTCCCTCCATTCCTGGAAGCTCTTGCGGTTGAACCGGGGGCTTTCCGCCATTTTCCACCATCGCTAGGGCTTCTTGGATCGCGCCCTGAATGATCATCTTCATGTCGGCCATGAAGTCTGGACCCATCATCGCGATCTCAGCCTGAAGCTTCTCGGATTGCAGGTTCTTCAAGGCCACATCCGCCACCGCGACACCCTGTTCGATGTCCACGCGGCGCTCATCCAGGCGGGCCTTGGCCTCAACCTCCAGCATCTTCGGGTCCGGCGGCGGAGGCTGTTCAGGGCCTAGCAGCTCGTCCAGATCCGGCACGCGGGCCGCCTGCAACGCACGCTCGGCGGCCTTCCGCGGCGGGATCACGCCCGGCATGGCCTCCGCGATGCTCATCACGAACTGCGCTTGCTGCATCCGCTGCATGTCGGTCGCCATGTTCGGGTCCGAAACCGGAACCACGTCCATGTCACCCGCCGCATAGTCCGCCTGCGCGACGCTGCCTTCCTCGTCCTGGAAGGTGAAGTACACCTCAGGCTCCAGATACCGCCCGTTCAGGGCGTAGAGGATGCCAAGTTCCTTCTTCAGAGCCCGGTGAAGGCGCTTCACGATGGCCGTGAAGGTCTTCAGGCCCTGCTCGATCAGAGCCGACACGGTGCCCACGGGAAGCGAGCCCTTGCCCGAGTCCCCGCCAAGGATATCCTGCGTCGCGGTCACGTCTCGGGCCGCCTCGATCAGCATACCCAGCAATTGGAACAGGACGCTGGACGGCTCCTTCGTCGGCAGGGGGACGATGTTCTCCCGCAGATTGCCGCCTTCGGTCGTCGCCCGTCGCCATTCACCCGGCCGGAAGGTCTGAGCGCCCGACTTGATCGACACGCCCGCCCCGATGAACCCGCCCTGCACGTTCGCCAAGTGGCCGGCGTCCATAAGCTGGTTGATCGTCGAGTTGATCGTCTCGCTCAGCGGGTTGAGCAGCGTCCCGAAGCCGATGTCATAGAACGAACCATCGGGCGCCGGGATGAAGCCGTACTTGGTGAACACCCGTGTCGGAACGATCCGAACAATGGTCCCGTCTTCCCGCTGCGTCACGCCCCGCTCATCGAAGCGGGCCACGATACGCACGACCTTGCCGGATTCCTTCTCCACGGTGACCGTGTAGGGTTCCGGATAGCCGTCCTCGTCCAGATCCCAGAGCCGCGCTTGCTCGTAGAAGGTGAGCGGCGCGTCGTCGTCGTTGTCCGCGGACTGAGGCCGCCCCAGGTCCACCTCGAGCCAGACGCCAGACAGCATCTTCTCGCGGACCTCGTACGGGTAGAACGTCAGGACGTGGGTGGCCCGAGGGCACGTCTCCAGGTCCTTCGTCCAGTAGTTGACCACGAAATCCATAGCGGACACGAGCACGCTACAGTTGTAGCCCTTGAGCGGGTCGAACCACGTCTTGCGGAACGCGCAGCCCACGATGGGGAGCTGCATCAGGAGGCGGTCGGTGTCCTCCTCCCAGTCGTCCATCTCCTCCAGGAGCTGATACGACATGTGCGCGCCGACCCGATCAGCACGGGCGACCTTCTCCGGCGTCGGGCGGCCCTTCACGGCGCCCTTGACGATCTCGGGCCCG